ATGTTGGGATCATGGTTCACCCCGCGCTCAGCCAACCAATGCCGGGCGCCATTGGTCGACTTTTTCAACCACGCCGCAGCCAAGAGCCTCTGCCCGGACAACCCAGCGGCCAGCACCATCAAACGAGTCGAGAAGAAGCAGCGCAAGCGGCACACCGTTGAGGGCCTGAAGGCTATCAGGGAAAAGTCGCCTGCCTGGCTACAGAACGCCATCGGCCTGGCGCTTATCATCGCTCAGCGGCGGACCGACATCCTAGACATGCGTTTCGAGGGGCAGAAGATCTGCGGGTCATGCGAGCGAGGGCATGACCAAAAAATACCAGCGAGACCATGAGGAAATCATCTGGTCCGAGGCAGTTCCGGACCTGAATATCTGCGAAATCACTGGGTAGTTTTGTGCAGGTTTTGCGCAGGCACAAAAAAGCCGATTCATCTTATCGGCTTAAGTGACTGATTTTACTCAGGAATAAATGGTCGGGACGGAGTGATTCGAACACTCGACCCCTAGCACCCCATGCACGCAGTACACCTGTAAGACCTTGTTAAGTAGCTGTTTTTATTGGCGCTCGCTGCAATCGACTGCCCACAAGAGCTTACAAGCGCGTGAGAGAGTCACGCAAATGTCACGCACCCTCCCCGGCGTTCTGCCGACGAACACCACTCCCCAAACCTGCACCACCTCGATTACTGTACGCACATACAGTATTTGAGATTCACGCTATGAACGTTGACATGGACACCGATGATTGGCTCGGTTGCCCCACTCCACTTGAGATGTACCAGCACCAATGCTCAATTCTCGTAGATGAGCTGGTGGAGACCGAGCGCATGCTGCATCGAGCGCGGGCGAATATCGCCGGCCTGGTGCAGATGAATGATCTGCTGATGACGGGAAAGGCCGAGACAGAAGCAAAGCTCGCTGCGGCTGAGGAAAAGATCAGCACGCTGGAACAGCAGTACTCGTTTGCCTCAGTGCAAAGCGTGAAAATCATCACCGGGCAGCGCGACCATCTTCTCAGGGAGAATCAGCGACTGCTGCTCGAGCTTAGCGTTTACAAGCAGCCATTAGCCTAGCTCGTCGGCATAGGCCGCAACTGCTTCCTCAGTCAGCTCACGCCACTCACCTTCGTTGATCAGCCCCTGTTGCTCGAGGTCGTGAGCCAGGGCCAGTCGCGTTTCGTAACGCTCTTCCGGTGTGGCCGATATGAAGGTTGGATCGTTACGCAACGCAAACCACGCCTCCATTGCGTTCACCTGATCAATGTTGATCGCCATGACGAATACCTCGGGCCAGTGTCTACAGTGTAGAGATTGGCCGGGGGCCGGCTGTTCATCGGCGCCGACGAGCGGAGATGCTTATGTGCGGGAGACTTTCGCAGTACCGGGGAATCCACGACTTCGTTGCAGCGCTGAGCATGCCCAATGCTCTGGCGAACTCAGTAGGCGATCAGCCGATTGAGCGGTACAACGTCGCACCGACGACCGCGGTTGCGCTGCTGCACCTGCAGGGCGACTTGCTCCACGCCGATCCAGTTCGCTGGGGATGGCGGCCGCACTGGGCGAAAGACCGCGCCGCACCGATCAATGCCCGCGTGGAGAAGGTAGCCCGCGGCCCGTTCTTCCGCGCGATCTGGCCTCACCGGGCCATCACGCCTATAGACAACTGGTTTGAGTGGGTGGATGAGGGCGGGCCCAAGAAGCAGCCATACCTCATCCGCCGGCGGGATGGTGCACCGATACTCTGCGCTGCCATTGGCCAACTGCCGGATGCCGATGAAGGGCCGGGCGAGCATGATGGCTTCGTGATCATCACCGCCGACAGCGCCGGTGGCATGGTGGACATTCACGACCGGCGCCCTGTGGTGCTGACGCCAGACCTGGCGCGGGAATGGTTGGACCCGGCCACGCCAAAGGAACGCGCCGAGCAAATGGTGCTGCACCAAGGTGAAACCTCCGATGTGTTCGAGTGGTTCAAGGTCGACACGGCTGTGGGCAACGTGAGAAACAAGGGGCCCGAGCTGATTAAACCGATCAGCGAGCAATAGCCCTGACGTACGCCTGGCACGCACGCAAGGCGATTATGGCGTTGTCCCCTGCGTCGGTGATGGCGACAATTCGTTGCGCATGCGCTGGGTCAAGTTGGGCTCGACGGGCTGCATGAACCACGCCGGCGGCGCTGGGGGTGGCAGGCACGTTGCAGCTACTGGCTGGATCCTCGGCAAGGGGGACTGACAGCCGGACATCAGCAGTAGCAAGCTGGTCAAGCAGGCGAGCCTGGTTGCGCTGGGCATCGGATAATTCCTTGGTGTGTTGTTGGTCCTGGAGCGCGAGCTGTTCCTCGGTGGCCAGGCGCTTGTCCTGTTCGGCCGCCTGCTGACGCCAGGCCTCGCCAGTGATTGCATCCAGTTCCGTCTGGTGGCGGGCGCCCTGCTCCGCAATACGCTCAGCCATCTTCTTGCCCAGACGCCAGTCCTGAACCTGCCATGCCCCGCCAAAGCCGATGCCCAGCGCCAGCAGGATTGCCAGCCCCAGGCCGATCAGCTTCTGCATCGGCGTCATCACGGCACATCCTTGAAGAACACATGGTGACCAAGGCGCAGCGTCTGCCTGGCCTTCGCCGCCCAGGCCGGGGCCTTGGGCATCGTGGTTGCGTAGTAGTGCGTGGCGCCGCCGGTTGGATCCGGCACCACGCCCGCCATCACCTGGTCAGCTGCACGCTGCGCCTGGGCGAACTGAGCTGCAGGAATCGGCTTGGCGCCACTCAGGTACGCGTGGTTCGGGTCGTTCTGGTTCCAGCAGCTGAACTGCCAGGGTTTCAGGCAAACGCCGGCGTAACCCTCCCCCCACCAGGACTTGGCCTTTCCATCGAATACGCGGTTGCGGATGGTCCAGGCCACGGCGATCTGTCCGGCCAGTCCTTCGCCGCGAGCTTCCCCCCACAGCGTGCGCGCCAGGATGTCCCGGTCTTTCTCGGTTGCATTCATGCTTTTCTCCAGGCAATAAAAAACCCGCTCAAGGCGGGTAGCGGTGTACTGGTGGCTTTAGGCGTCTAAAGCGGAAGCGCTCACCGGTAAAGGGAAACGCGCCTTGATCGCGGCCACTGAGGCAAGCCACGCGGTGTAGTCAGGCTCCAGACCACGGCTCAAGGCGTCGTAGTCGGCCTCCAGTCTGAGCGGGTCGGACTCGGACAGGTAAGCAGCGCGACGCGATGACAGAACGGACTCAAGGGCGGCACGCTCTTCATCTGCATGACGTTGCTCGGCGGTAACCATCTTGCTGAAATCGATATTGCTCATTGGGGAAGACTCACATTGCCGTCTGGCGGGTTGACGATATCGGCGGGGTAATTCGCTGCGGGTGAGGCGTCATCGCCGCACGGCAACAGCAGGGTCAGCGTCAACTCACCGTCGATACGCGTGATGTCACCCACAACAAAATCACAGTCCACAGCTGAACTCGGTAGCACTGCACCTTCAGGCACTCCGCGGAAGTCGAAGCGCTCACCATTGATAGTCAGCACATCGCTGCGCTTGGAAACGATCAGTTCGTCATCTCGCCGCTGTGGCGACAATTTAATAATCATGATTTCCATCTCCCGATAGCGCTAAATCGAAACTCATAGGAATAGGCAGTGTTATTGCCCAAAGCGGTGAAGCTTGGGAACGACGCAGACGCCGAGACCCCCGTGTTGATGAATGACCCCGACAGTCCATAGAACTGTTTTGATGCGTAAATCTGCGCACCCTGCCCTGCGGTGTAGAACACCAGCGCAGTTGAGACCAGCGGGGAGCCTACGAAGGCATGAGCCGGGGTGATAGAAGGACTGATCGATGCGCCAGGCGCGATGGTGGCTGTTACCAAAATCGTGTTAGTGCAGATCAAGGTGCCATCAGCGAATTTGGTGTAACTGCCATTCGCGTTGGTTCCCGACTCCAGGATCGCGCCGCTGGCGACGACGCCAACAACGTCAGCCAATGCACCGGTTTTCAACTGCAGCGCAGCCCGAGCCCCCACAATTGTCGAGGCACCGGTACCGCCGTTGGCGACTGGCGCAATAGCGGCGCTCGACAGAGGGCCAAGCCCTGCCAGGGTGGAGCCCCATTGTTGAACCATCAGGTTCACTGCATCAGCCAGCGCCTTGGGATAGCCGTTGACCGGTACAACACCGTACGCAGCGCCGGTCGCTGTCGCCCCTCGATAGGCTGGCGAGATCGAAATGGCCGTTTCACTCGACGGGTTGATCACCTGATAAATCCCATTATCAGGGCCGGCAAACATGTCCCCAGAACGAGCATTAGAAAACTTTGTCCCTGTCCCAGTTACGACAGTGCTCCCGTTAGTAACTGCGACTGTTCCTTCCGTGTACCAAGAAGCCATAAGTCTCTCCAGGCAAAAAAATACCCGCACTCGGCGGGCTCGTTAAGCTGATTGTTTAATTAAACGGAAATGGCAGGCTTGCCGTTTCGATGACCAAAGCAGTGGGCAGCCGATCCGTCGGCACTTGCGAAAAGCTTGGTGGCATTGGAGTACCCGTCACAACAACTGGGTAATCTTCGGGGGTCCCTCCTGCCGGCCCGAACATAAACTGAATACCACCAACAGTCCCGCCACATCCTTCGCTTCCACCGTAACGGTATGTATTCTTCGTCTCATTGACACCATAAAGCCAGATTTGACAGCCTCGGCTCCAGGGCAGATAGGCTGCATACTCGACGCCGGCCTTTATGTTTATCGTAACCTTGGCGGTGAATATATTTGACTGGTAACTGGGTGGCGTCTGGCGTTGCTCTACAGTTAGAACAGCATTTGCGTAGGGTCTGCTTCCTGACGGTATTGGGTATAGCGTTTCTTGAGTTCCAGTAGGCGCGGGGGCTTGGATGGCAGCAACCACATTCAATGCCAATTGCAGAGAATTAAATGTCATTGAGCCATCGGCTTGCCGTGTTTTTAGATATGGCGATCCAGCGAGTGTATCTTTCATTAAATCAAAACAATAGAACTTAGTGCTAACGCTTGCATTGGTGTAGAGAAATGTCATCGAGTCGCCAGAGATCTTTGTTCCCTGCAAACAACCGCTCCCAGTGAGAAATACAATTGGAGAGGTAGCCCCGACGACAGTGAACCCATAAATCACGTCCGACAAAGCCACGTTAGGGCTGACACCCGACCCTGTCCAATTACCGCCCCAATTAGGATCAACGTTGCCACCTTTGAAATTCCGCCGCCACCATGTCTCGATGACGCGAAGGTTTCCGCTTTTCACTAATCCATATGTTATTTTTCCTGTATCAAATAAAAGGCTGCCATCCTGTTTTTTAACTACGAGATTAGCCATTAATAATAACCGTAGTAAATAATGCAATTGGCGGAAAAATTACCCCAGCCATTGGTGTTATAGCGGTAGACCCAGGAAAGAACACCGTTGGCGATAACCGCTGCAGGGAGCTTTCCTTTTTCCAATTGCAGATCCTGAAGTGGGACAACGACTGAAAACTGAGTCTTACCTGCTGGTGGCGGTGGGATAGGTATTGAACCGTTTGCAGAGTTGGTGACCACTGACCCTTGGGTCTGGCTAATGTTCATGGTCATATCGACCTTAACCAGACCCGTTTCGCGATCCCTTATCACTAGTCCAACCATGCTATAGCCTCATGTCGATACCGACGACGCCGTTCGAGTAGGTCATTTTCAAGCCATCAGCATTGAGCAGCATCGAGTTCCCGGCGCTATTGGCACCTCGGAAAGCAAAAGTACCAGCGCGCATATCGAGCTCTATCAGCGGCAGTCCATTTGCATCCACTTTCTCTGAACGCAGTGTCATTCCAAGAATAATTTCTTGGATAAACGCCTTGCTAATGATTGCTGTATTGAAGACCACCTGATTATTTTCGATCACGAACATCGGGATTACTTCTCCGTTAATCTCGTTCACAACGGCAAACCGCTGGGCGAAAATCAAGAACTCCGATTGTCCACCATCTGAGCCAAAAGCAAGCCCCGTAGTAACCCTCCTTCCATCAACTATGGTTTGAGCTTTAATGGTGGTTTGTGCTGATACCTTGCCATCGAGCCCTACGACTACTTGGCTTACCTGCTGAACCGAGGCGTTTGTCTGTCCAAGGCTGGCTTGGACGGTATCAGTCCGCTTCGCCTGCACATCTATCGCGGTGGCTCTAACCTTTTCCTCCTGCTGGATAAGCCCTTTCGCGTCATCAACCCCAGCCTGCAAGGTCGTCAACCGCTCAGCAGTTGCCAGTTCGCGAGATGCTTCAACGCGCATTTGTTGGGCGATACTTGCGGTGGACTCATACGCCTTCAACGCCCCAGCCAGCTCGCCAGCACCGTCATCACCACGCACAGAAGCTCGCAGCGATTCGTTACTGGACGCCTGAGCCGTAACTCGTCCATCCAAGTTGGTGACCTTGGTATCGAGCCCAGTGATTGCCTCGGCCTGGCCTGCAATCGCACTGCCCAGCCCTGCAATCGTCTTGCCCTGCTCGTCAACGAGGCCTGAAACTGCCGTGAGCCCGCTCTTGAGCTGTGTGACCTGGGTTGCTGCTGTCTCCCGATTGGAGGCGACAACCTGCTCAAGAGTCGTCAGCCCTGACTTGTTGTCTCCCACCTGAGCCCCGAGCGTGATCAACTGCTGAGCCATTGCATCACTTTCAGTTGCACGGGTTTTGCGCTCAACTGCCAAGTCTGCTGTGGACGTCCACGCCTTCAAGGCTCCGGCCAGGTCTCCGCTGCCGTCATCACCACGAGCCGCCGAGCGCAGCGCTTCTACCGACGTGGCGGTCGCCAACACCTTGCCGTCTATTTCCTCGATCTTGGTTTCGATGATCTGGACCTGGGATGCCAGCGCGTTCGCTGTTTCCAGGATGGTGCCGATATCGGTCCAATAGTCTGCGTCGGGCGGCGCCTCCCCCACGGGCACCGGGCCTTTTGCTTGGTATAGGCGTTGGTCAAGCCGGACGATTTCGCCCTTAAGATAGGGTTTTACAGGGTCGTAGGCGAGCGCATCACTTACCTGCTTGATCAGATCCTCCAGCTCTTGCTTGGCTTCCTCGAGTCGCTCATTTACTGATCCCGGCCCATCGCCTGTAATCAGCTCGATCTCTTCGCGCAGGCTTTGGTACAAGGCGCCCTTGCCGATCTTGTCCGCAAAATACTTCTCGTACTCCGCTTGATCCGAACTGGCCTGACCATTAACCGCGCCAGGCACTGGGAAGAACGGGCCGACATTGCCAGTGCGGTCCACCAAGCGCGCCCAGAAGAACAGACTCGCCCCAGCCAACAGACTGTGCATCTCGTGCGATGCCTGCGGGTAGCTGAAGTCGCTCAGCTTGACTGCCGTCGTCAAGTCGGGCGACTCGCTGTACCAGAGTTCCGTCCGTTGGGTGTCCTCGGCACCTGGTGGGAATCCCCACTGGATGCCGATGCCATAGATCAAGCTGGTGGTGGTCAGGAACGACACCGCCGGTGGTAAGCCGGTCTTGCCTTCCAGGTTGGTCAGGTTGGAGCTTTTCCAGATCGACGAGATTTCGAACGCACTCACCGCACGCACCCGAGCCAGGTAGGCGCCCGAGTAAATGCCGGTGACGTCCACACTCGTCGAGCCCGTGCGCTGCACCTTGATCCAGTTGCCGCTGTCCTTACGCCACTCAACATCATAAGCGACGGCTCCAGCGACGGCAGGCCACGAGATGTTCATGGTGCTGATGGCCAGGCCCTGGTCGATGGAAACGTTCGATGTGATCGTGACGCTCGCCGGTGCCGGAACTACAGTGATCGGGATCACGCTGATTGGGCGCTCTTCCAGGCGTGCTCCGGTGTCGATGTGCGCGAACTTGCTCGGGTCGTACTGAACGGCCGAGATTTCGAACACGCCAGGCTCTGGCCGGGCCACGCTGACCACACGATAAAGCGGGACGGCCAGGTCGTCAGCATCGAGCGCCCACACCAGCTCCGGCTCAGGCACAACGGAATAAGCCACAGTAACCGTAACCTCCCGGCCACTGACCAGTTGCACTGTGCGCCCCTCGCACTTGCCGTCTGGCAGGTTGAGGATCAGCCGGTCGCCCTGCTTGGCCTGGGTGTCGCGATCCAGGGTGATGACCTTGCCGCTCACAGCCGAGATGCGCCCGCCAATGGCGCGGCCAGCCAACAGCTCGTCAGCAATCGGGATCACGTAGCCAGGCAGCGGAATACGACCATCCAAACCAACCTTGAAGGTTACGGCCCGATCCTTGGAGTTGGTCAGCAGCGCCCACTTGCCGCGGCGCTGGGCCTCCGATTCGCGGGTGCAGCCGATAGCGCTGATCTCCAGCGGGTTGTCGCCGTAGCGCCGCTGCAGCTTCTGATCGGTCACGGCGGTGACGTCGGTGTCGTAGTTGTTCAGCGGGTTGTCGTAGCTGACCAGTGCACGGGTGTAGCGGGTGCGCTCAGACGCGCTCGAGTAGGTGAACTTGCCGTCGAGGACGTTGGCCCTGGTATAGGCGAAGTCGAAGTCAGTGGCACGCGGCATATCCGAGAGAGTGAACACCTGGCCCTGAGCCCAGTAGGTCATGCCTCGGTAGATCGCAGAGATATCGCGCAGCAGTGACCAGGCATCGGCTTTGCTCTGCAGGTTCAAGTTGCAGATGAAGCGCGGCTCCTGGCCACCCTTTCCGTCCGGCACCAGTTGGTCGCAGTATTGCGAGATTCGGTACAGCTCCCACTTATCCACCATCCACGGCTTGATGCGCCGGCCCAGGCCAAAACGATCGGCGGTGGTGATGTCGTAGGTCATCCAGACAGGATTGTCGGTCCAGGCCTGCTTGAACGTGCCGTCCCAAACGCCCGAGTAACTGCGTGACACAGGGTCGTAGTTGCTCGGCACCTGCATCTTCTTCAGCTTCGTCTCGACCGTCACGGCCGGGATGCTGCGGAACTGCTCAGCGGAGAACTCGATGTAGAGCAGCGCCGTGTTTGGGTAGCGGATCTTCGCGTCGATCACCTCGGTAAATCCGGCGATCTGCATGGTGTCCGAGATTTTGTTGTTGTTCTGGTTTGGTGTGATGCGAGTGATGCGCATCAGCCAGCCGGTCGTAGCTTTGGGTAAATCGATACGGCGGGTACGCTCGTAAACGCTGGTGGTCTTGCCATCGACAGCCTCGCTCAGCACCGGCTGATAGGCGCCCCCATCAGTGGCCAGCTCAACCTTGTATTCAATCCGGTACCCGTTGATGTTGCCCCCGGCGTCCACGGACTGAAGCGCCGGCCAGGCAAACCGCACGCGCACAGCGGAAAGCTGGGTGTTGTTGATCGCCCTAACCCATGGGGTGCCGCTGCGCAGCTCAGTGCTGATGGTGGTCTCGTTCTCGACCGATGGGATCCCCTGGATATAGGTCTGGTCCACGGCCCCGGTGCGCCACTCCCACTTCACGTTCGGGAAATTCATGTTCCCCTGGGGGTCTTGCAGCGGAGTGTTATCGAGGTAGATATCCCTGGCCGTTGGCGTCCCTTCGAATTCACCCTCGCCCACCGCGATCAGCATTTTGGCGACGGCAACCGAGCGCAGACTGTCCGGGGCCTCTGTCGGCGTTTTTGGCTTCTCTTCGCCGCCCTTGGCGCCGTGGATGTCGATCTCGCTGTCGTCGCCCATCTTTTTCTCCAAGCAATAAAAAACCGCCTCGTGGGCGGCTGCGTTGCTGCGAATGTCGGTTACATCTGGTCTTCAGCGTAGATCGCGGCGCTGATGATTGCCCCGCCCACACGGCGCTTACCGTAGCAAAGCGGTACCGGGTTACCCGACGCCGTGGTGTTCTTCGCGCTGCCGAATGCGTAGCCGGGAGTATTCTCCGGTACGGCGCTGGTCTTGAGCCCACCGGCCTGGGGGCTGAGCATTTGGATTACGCCGCCCGCGACCATGCCAATGCCACCAGCGATCAAGGCGGCGCCTATGGGGGAGGCAAGACCAAATGACATACCGCTAACGATAACCCCTGCGACGACCATGACGGCGCCCACGATTGTCTGTAGCAGTCCGGCACGCTTTGAGCCTGTGATGACGGGTACGATTCTGATTTCACCTCTGCCGTGAAAGCAGAGCTCGTCCTCACCAATGTTTTTCTTTCCTCGAAATACGGCGAACTCCAAGCCTCTAGATTTGGCATTCGATAGAAACCTCTCAAAGCCAGGGATTTGCACGCAGAGTGCCTTTATCGCCTCTGCTGGGCTCCGGACAGAAAGCCTGTATTGTTTTCCGAACTGACGCAACATTCCACCGAGTCGGATCGTTTCGATCGGCGAGCAAGCAGTAGTAAGTGCAGACATTGTTTTTTCTCCAGACAATAAAAAACCGCCTCGTGGGCGGTTATTTTCTGACTTAGTTAGATGCAGGCCTTGGCGGCATCCTTCCAGCCGCTGGTCCCTGCCCAGTCCACTGGTAGAAAGATTTTTACCATGGAGCCACCTTTCGATTGATCAATAACCGCAAGCGCAACTACCCCCGTGAAGGCCGTCGAAGCGGAAATTTTGTAACCAGTTTCTGTCTCAATAGAGCTGGTTGACGGATTAATCTCCTGCCACTTTGGCCCGAGGCAACGAGAATATTGCTGCGGCGCCTTCTGGGAGCTCGCAGAAAATGCTGGGGCTCCCTGCTGCATCCCAGACGTCGAACACCCTGCTAGCATCGCCACCGCTGCCGCCACTATCAAAATCCGCATGTCGTTCCCTCTTTGGTTTATTTAAAGCTTGTGGGGATGGCCGGTACTTCCACGACCTTTCCGTCCACAAGGCGGAAAGAGATCACACGGCTAGCGCCGGTCATTCCATTCGCGTGGCTCCAGATCCACATTTGCCCATCGGCGCGGGAAACCACCGAGTACGGAGGCCCCATGATCTGGGTTACCTGCTCCTCAGTCATCCCAACCTGCACCTTTCTGGCGTCGTCATAGGAAAAACTTGTTCCGGCACATCCTGAGAGAGCCAGCGCCAGAGCGACTACAGCGAAAAACCTTGAGATCCGCATGACCACCTCCTTATCCGTTGGAATGCCGACTGTACCCCGGACCTGGCCGTGCATCCAGCGTGGATGGAATGCCAGTGGCGGCTAATCCGGGAGCGATAGTAGCCTCCGCCAACTCAAAGTTGGTCAGGAGGCCCTATGTCCTCGCTCTTGTTCTACACGGATGAAAACGAAGCAATCGTAGCCACGGATACGCTTTTACATTATTCCGTCGACACGCCCCCAGGGTTCGCCAGCAAAGCTATCTCGATCCCGCACATCCGTATGATCATTGCCGGCACCGGATCGGCCCTGCTTTTCAGTCGCTGGATCGGCCTGGTGAATAACCAAGGTTTTGCCCTCGATGTAGATGCGATCGATGCTCATGCGACCCAAGAGCTTCAGGCCCTCTGGAGCGAATTGAATCGACATGCCCCCGCCCTCAAGAATCAGACTGCAACGATCTATCACTTCGGGATTTCCGACAACTCTGGAAAAATCCATGGCTTCGCTTACCGTTCAGTGTCGGGCTTCAAATCCGAGCATTTAGATTATGGGCTCGGGGTAAAGCCAGAGCTTATGGACAAGGCGGGAATCGACCTCAATTCGTACCCTGCGTGCGCGCCCGACATGATGCGCGCTCAGTCACGTCAGGAAGAAAAAAAGACCCAAGACCGCGTTTATATAGGCGGTTCGGTGCAAGTCACCCATTTAACTAAACACGGGTTTTCCATTTACTCATTAGGCGATCTTGACTGAGTGTCTTTGTGCCTGAGGATCAGGCGCGTCCGATCATGCCAGGGGCCGCCAAACACGATGATCTCGGAAGGCCTCCCGTAAAGGTGGTGCAGCAGGAATGGGCCTGGACCGAACGCGCCCGACTCTTCGCCTGGTAGCGCAGGATCCGTGCCCAGGTAGATCCCGGCGTGGTTCGGGTGAACCGTTCGGCCAACCTGCATAACGATCATGTCACCGCGCTGAGGACTGTTTACGCGAACGAAGCCGGCAGCCTCGTATTGCTCTTCGTAGAGACTGGCGTTTTCTGATCGCTCCCACCAGCCATCGGCGCGCTGGAAGGCTTCGAACTCAAGCCCCCACTCGCGCTGATACCAATCTGCGCATACAGCCCAACAGTCCCAAACTCCATGAACAAACGGACGCTTGAGCAGCCGCGTGCTGCCGGTCGGCGTGATCGTCCTGAGGTCTCCCTCGGGCCAGGAGAGTATGTGCCAGGGCAGCGCCGTGGCCTCGCACATGGCCAGGTCGTGCGGTGACGGCCGGCTGGTGGCGTCCGGGTGGGAGTGGACGATGCCGATCACCTCGCCCAGGTCTTCCGCAGCGGCGTAGTCCTCTGGATCAAGCCTGAACTCTTCGTGAGGCTCCGTGGAGATGTTCTTGCAGGGGAAGTACTTCTGCGCGCGGCCCATGGCAAGCAACAAACCGCAGCACTCTCTCGGGTACTCGGCGGCAGCGTGCAACTGGATCGCCGCAACGATGTGCTTGCGCATGGTCAGCTCCGGGCTATCAGGGAAACGGCGGGAAATCCACCAAAGGACAGTTCGTTGTTCTCGCCGAAGTGCAACTTGCAGGACGACAAGCAGCCCTTGCACTGGTCCAGCGCTGGATCGTCCGTGGGATTGTCCTCCTCGTCGAACATGGCCGCACCGGTGTACCCGCAATCGGCCCCCCGGTAACCATTGGTCATGGCCCAGTGGCAGAACGTGGTCATCTGCCGGCCAGGCAGGCCATGGTTGTCGATCTCGCCCGGCGACGAAAGCTCCCAGACTACTGCCTCGCCGTCTTCGCTGGTTTTCTGGTCGATGTACCAGATCTCCAGAGCCTCCTGAGTCGGATCTGCAGTTGGGTTACCGTCGGGGAAGTTCGCCGCATCCAGGTACTGCGCCAGAGTCTCGCGCACCGTCAGCTTGAACTTCAGCAGGTCCTCGAAGGCCAGGCACAGGGCAGTCAATCGGCCATTGATATTGCCGGCGGCGAATGTCGGTCGAGAGGCCGTGCCGTCGCTGCTGGAGCTTATGCCTTCTATCTGCACCGGCCAGGCCGCGTACTCGGCGCCCTGCCACCAAATCGACTTGGCCGGCAAATCCGCTTCAGAGCCTTCATAGGCCAGCAGTTCATCGGGCGTGTGAGGGATGGAGTGGCCGTGAAAGCGCAGGTAATCCGCGCCGTACTCGGTCCCGTCAATTTCGAACAGGCGAATTTCGCCGCCGGGCTCCAGCTTCTGGATGTCCGTGATCAGTGCCATGGGTAGGTCTCAGGGATGAAAGGTTTGTTCGAAGGTGACGGTGATGGCGTAGACCTGTCCCCCGCGATGCACTGGCTTGTAGCCGTTGCACTTGTAGAGGCCCAGCTCGCCCAGAGGCGGCTCCCATAGGAAACCCCGGGCCCCTTTGTGCCGATCCAGGAACGCCATGATGTCTTTGATGCGCGGCTTCAAGCCAGTGAAGGTCACCGGCCAGGATTGCGTCCGGTTGTTGATCCCATCCTCGACTGACTGCTCGTAACCGTCGCCGAACTTCTTGGAGCGGACGCGCTGGGCTATATCGCCCTCCGCGCCCTTCTCCGTCGCCCAGGTGAATCTTTCGATAGCCATCAGCGCCCCTTGATTGCTTTGTTGATGACGCCGCCCTGGCGCATATCCTTCGAGCGCAGTTCTTGATACTTCTGCTCTACAAAGGTCGCCAGCTCCTTGCCGAATAAGTCGTAGCCAGGCGCATCAGCGGTGGACGATGCGTTGCCGTCACCGTCGATGTGCACTTCAACGTTGATCTGCGTTGAACCAGATCCGCCTCCGCCCATCGCCATAACGCCCAGCTTGCCGCTCGATGTCCTGGTCAGAGGCATAATCGCCTCTTCTCCAGCCTCACCCATGACGCCGGTTTTGCCGTTGGCCATGCCGAACGCCGTAGGCTTGCTGACGATGGAGTTCGTGAATGCGCCGCCATCGGCGAACATCTGTACGCCGCCCGACCAGGCGCCACCATTGGCCTGGGTCACGCCGGACCACCCCGCCAGTACATCAGGGCTGTACCCTGCCGCTGTCGAGCCTGCTGACGTGGTAGCCCCGCCGCCGAAGTACGATCCAGCGGCAGATATACCGAGCCCTACAAGTGAGCCGAGAAGCCCAGAGGCTGCTTGCCGAGTAGCAATGCGCGCCATGTCCGCCAGAATTGACTTGGTGAAGTCTGCAAACGAGAGCTTCCCAGTCATAGCGAAGTTGACGATTGAATCCTCCATAGAGCTGAACGCATTGCCGAACAGGCTTTTGGTCTGCCCTGCGATGTTTTGCGCGGAAGCCAGGTAGTTGGCCCAGGCCGAGGTAGCACCCTTCGTCCAGTCGCTCTGGGCTGCCTCCACATCCGCATAGTTCTGCCGGATCTGGTCAGTGGCGGCCTTGTTCGCGTCTGCGAGCGCTTGCGACTTACGCTTGAACTCTTCCTCCGACATGTTCCGCGACGGATCGGAGCGTTGGTTTTCCAGCTCCAGCGACTGCTGAGCAAACCGGTCTTGCTGGCTGTTCAACTGCCCACTCAGTGCATTCTGTCGGTCACCCTGGCCGACGCCCAATACGGCACGCTGCCCGGCAAGCTCCAAGGCCCGCTGTTGCTGCCCCAGCGCCTGCACGTACGAACTGATCGCCCGCTCCTGCTTGGCGAGTCGCCCCGTCTCGTTGGTAGCCAGCACTTCAAGCTGGCTATCAGCGTCCTTCTGCGCCTTGACCATCCCTGCACGCGCGTCAGCGATCTTCTGATCCAGCTGGATGCTTTGCGCAGCCGAGGTTGTCTTCTTGCCCTTGGCGGCTTCCAGTGCCGCAATTTGGGACTCGTAAGCTGCCGTCACTTGGTCGCGTTCGTTGCCGATTAGCGCTTGGCGTCGAACCAGATAGTCAGCCTCCGACACAAGCCCGGCCTTCTGCGCTGCGTCCAGTTCCTTCTGATAGTTTTTGTAGTCAGTCGCGATAGCCGCCAGGTTGTTCTTGGCGTTGTTGAAGGTGGTCAGATCAACCTGTGTGCCGGCGGCCTTAGGATCCTTGAACTTTTCGTTGATGTTGGCGATGTTTTTGTCGACCGTCGCCTGGGCCAGGCGGGGATCATTCGGCGCTACCTTGCGGATATCGTCGAGTTGTTTTTTGTAGTCCTTGAGTGCATCGGCGCGTTTCTGCTCATTCGTCCACGAGGACTTGGTGAGAGCGTCAACCTTTTGCATAGAGGTGATGGCGGCTTGTTGGGCCTTTGCCTGATCGCCTTCCAGCTTTGCAATTTCAGCCTGTGCCGCCTTCTGGTCCTCAAGCATATTCAAACGGTTTTGATAGAGATCAATCATCTCCTGCTTGTTTTGGAACAGACCTACGTCGCCGGACTGCGCACTTGCCAGGTCTCGGCGGGCCTGTTCGATATCGGCGCCGATGTCCGGGCGGCCGATGTTCTTGAGGCTGTCGGCGGCCCGTGCAACTGCGTTGTACCCTTTCTCCCAGAAGCTCAGATTCTCCAGAATCTTCGGAGTGCGCTCGTTAATCGCGTCGGCATAGGACTCGGTAGCGAGCTTCACGGCGCCGGCGTGGTTGCCTTGTTGCTCCAGCGCTGCAATTTGCGAGTAAACCGAAGCGGTGAGGTAGTGATACTGCTCATTGAGCACGGCAGATGCTTTTACCGGGTCGTCGGCCAGTTTGGTGAACTCGGAGACCGTCTCGCTTACAGCCTTGCCGGTAGCTTCCTGCATCGACACGGCGGCTTGGGTGATCCCGGTGAAACTCTCGCCTGCGATCTTGCCGTTGTCGGCCAGCATCGCCAGCACTGCGGCTGCTTGGCCGGTGGTGCCCACAGTTGCGCTGACCTGCCGCGCCATGTCGCCCAGTTGACCGGCGCTGACACCAGCGTAGTTGCCCGTGAGGATGAGCGACTTGTTGTAACTGTCCTGCTCTTCGCTACCCTTGTGATAAGCATAGGCCAGGCCGCCCACTGCGGCAGTGGCCAGGGCCAGAGGCGCAAGTATGGCAAGCAACCCAGCCGCACCGGCACCGGCACCAGCCCCCAACTGAGCCACGGCGCGAACACCGCTACCCCAGTCACCTGACGACAGCGCGTTGCCTAGCTGTACGACGTTTTCCTGGGCCTGGCGGGTACCGAGGCGCAGCTTGTCGAAGCCGGTGGTGGTCTTTTCAAGCTTGGCGTAGTCCTTGTCGATCTTGCCCAGGGCGCTGTTGTACTGGTCCTGGCTGATCCGACCCTCGTCAAGGTGCTTACCCAGCTGCTCTACCTGGGTATCGAGCTTGGCGAGTGCCGCGCGCGCCGGATCAATCGCCCCCAGCAGACTGTTCAACGCCTTCTGCTCATCCATGGCCGACTTGGCCAGGGCGATCTGCTGCTTATCGAGCTGAGCCGATATTTTCGCCGCCTCAGCCTCGCCATAGGCGCCGGTCTTGGTCAGCTTGGCGAGCGCGTCACGCTGCTTCGTCAGGTCCTGTGTGGTTTTGGCGCTGGTGGATAGCGACTTCTCCAGTGCCTGCATTTCGTTCATCAGCGAAACGGCGGACTGCTCGGCGCGGCCGCCGGCCTTCGCCATTTCATCCAGGCTGGTTTTGGCCTGAATCGCATCGGCCGAGTCGATCTTGACGCCGAGTTCTGCAATATTCATCGACTCACCTTGAATAAGTGCCCGTGGTTACGGGCTGTTTTCCCTTTCCTCCGCCATAACGCGCAGGGCTTCGCCTTCCAGCACCTGAAGGTCAGGGAAGATTTCAGCGAGTTTCTTTTTCTTGATGCCGAGGAACCCGGCCACGTCGCGGATGCTGCTGTAATCGAGACCAATTGCGCCGCCAGCGCCTGCTCGCCACTGGGTGGACATGCGATTGAACAAGAGGAAGGCTGGCCAAAGGCACGGCCAAACATCGAACTCTTCTTCCATGTCCTCTGCGTCCCAGCCGAAAGCAGCGATCTGCTCGGCATCCGGCGGGGACTCATACAGGGCGCGGGCGGCGCGTATCAGTTTCCCGTGCGGGCCTTGGAGTAAGCATCCTGATAGGCGTCTACGACTGCCTCGGTTGTGCCCTGACAGGAAGTCACCAGCGCCTTGATGCTCTCGTCGTCAAACTTGTCGTCGAATTCCCAAGCCACAACCAAATCCTTGATTTGCTGAATCTGGTTTTCGGTGTCAACGGCAACGATTTCGGACGCGGATGGCTTTTCGCCGAACCTATCGAGGCCGTCCTTGCGCCGCTGGTTCCACTCATCAAACAACGTTGCAAGCTCGATCCGATTTCGGTATTTGAAGGTGAACCCGACCTTCACCGGATCCTGGCCAACTACCGGAATCATCACCGCCCCGAGAAACGTCGGCGATTGGGCAATCTTGAATTTCGCCATGATTAAGCCCCGCCGCCAGCAACAACTGGTGCGCGATACGCGGTGATCTCTGCGTTGATGGTGAAGCCAAACGCCACGGCGGCACCCTCGTTGCGTACTAGGGTAGGGCTTTTGTTGAAGGACGCGTAACCGGCGTAGTAGATCGTTTTCCCGTTCGGCAGCGACATACGTAGGATCCGCACTTCCTTCTCGCGGTCGGCCTTATCCAACTCTTCGTACCAGGCCAGGCTGTCGTCATCAGCGAGCTGGAACGAGAAAGCCTGGGCGTTCTTGGTGGTTGGAATCTGCTTGTCGCGGCGCGCTTCGAGTGGCGCGTAAGTCCAATACTGCTGCTCGCCGCCTGACATGGAGTTGCCGATCACCTGATTTACCGCCACCCAGCCCGTGACTTTCTTGGCGGTGCCGGCGCTGATGCCGTCAGGGAAAAACGAAGTATTCGAGGTGTCGATACCTTCCAGGGTGAATGCTCCGGCTGCGGCAGCGGCGACACGCACGGCCCGCTCGTTGATGTCCTCCCATCCGGAGGTGATCAGCAGGATGTCACCATTGGCGAAGCCGTTGGCGAGTGCGGTAGCCACACCTGGATTTGCGTTCGTGATGCTCGCAATCACCTTCGCAGCGGCAAAGCCGGTGGAGAGCGCCAGTGTTGCCCCGTTGGGGAAATAGACAGACATGGGTTTTCCTCTTTGCAGAAATGACAAAACCCGCTCAATGGCGGGTTCAGGATTTGCCCAACGGGCGGGTTATGGCGTGGTGTCGGACCGGTAGGTAAACGATAGCGGCACGGTATAGGTCGAATCACCGGTAATTCCCGGCCCGACATCTACAGGGGTCATGGGCGTCACTACGAAACCGTTTTTCACGTCGCGCACGTACAGTGGGAATAGCGTGATTATCTCGGCGGCAATTGGGTTGGTTTTGGTCTTGCCGGTGCCCGCCGGCGCGATGATGCTCACTTGAAATACGCCGGTGAACAGCCGGTGATCACCGCCGAGGGTATTGCTCGCGGTGTCGCCCGGAATAGTGAAAGCTCGAAGGTATGTCTCGCCCTCCGCCGGCGCGTAAGCCGTGTTCTCGAAAACGATCTTAAGCTTCTCCGACCTGGCAGCGTTCCAGGCGATGAGCTTTGCCTCGTAGATCGAGGCGATGATTGCGTGACTCATACCTGGTTGTTCCTGATGGCCTCCAGCACGATCTGCTGGAAGCGAGCCACGGTTACCCGGACCATACCGCCGGGGGCCTGGGTCGAATGGCCGAACTCCAGCGGGATCGCGTAGGGCAAGTTGTTGATGATGTAGGCCATCTGGCCGGCGGTGAAGTCGCTCATTGCAGCAACCAGAGCCGCGATGGTTTCGGCGCCGCTCGGGTCTACCTCGTCAAAGGTGACGTTCTCGACCACGCCGAGCGAGATGTGCCAATTCGCACGGAACCGGCCGCCGACGTAGCCTTCGGGCGCCTTGATGTCCATATCGTCATTGAGCTTGCGGCCCTTCTTGAGCCTGCCACCCTTCGTGACGTTGTCCGGGTCACTGCGCAGCGCGCTGTTGTGGTCATCGACGGCCTTGTTGTACTGCGTCGCTACTGCGTTCTGCGCCCAGATCTCCGGATTGCCCACAGGAGACATGCGGATCAGGCTGCTGCCGACCTCTATGATGATCTCGCGCACGCTGGCGTCGATGGCTTCACCCGTCTGAGCGGCGAACTCGGCCAGGCTCAGGGCGAAGCTGCCGGACTGTCCAGCGCCTGCCCGGCTCACGACCGCACCTGCAGCTCATACAGGATCGGCGTACCGGCCGGATTGACCTCTTTCAGCGGGGGCACGATTGACCAGGTACGGCCTTGGGCAACTACCTTGTCGAGCAGGCCAGGGACCCAGGCCAAACCCTGTGCGGCGATCTTGAGCTTCTTGTCACCCTGCCGGATGAGGCTGTTGTTCTGGAATTCGATGCCGGTGAAGTCGAGCAGGATGCCCTGGGCGATTTGCTCGACGGTCGCGCCTGGCGCTTCGCCGCCCGTCTCCGGGTCGTACTCGCCGGGTTCTGCCTTGCTGATGGTCACGGGCTGGCCGAACTCTGTGATCATCTCCAGAGCCATCACGGCCATTTCGTCGTAGAAGGCCATGGTGGCTCCAGTTTGGGCTAAAGTTGCCGCGTCAGAGAATCTTTAAGGTTGGGGCGATTTTATGAGTGGAGAAATTTACAGATGGTCCGCTGATATGTTTCTGCGAGCCTTCGTTAATGGGTGGGTTGTCGATGGCAGAGCGGGAGGTCTAATAACTGGGAGATCTCATGCTGATGGGCACATCGTAATGCTTCAGCCTACCTCTGAGCTTGGGGAGTACGAAATGCTCGGATTAATTGAAGGTGGTGAGTACGTCCTTTGCCCAGAAGCAAGTGAAGCCCACTTCGACAGGATCGAAGAGATCAATGCGGATAACGGCAAATGCGCACCGCAACAGATCAGAACCCCTTCAAGAATCATCCACACATCTGCGGAGCCGCATGACAAATTTTTGATTATTCAAAAAGGTCAGTGGATTGTGAACATCAACTCCACCAATAGGCATTTCGAAGAGATCGACCGCATCAACTCCGAATATAACCACTTCAGTGGTCGCGTCCTACACGATGAAGAAATCGACGCCCTGATGCAGATTAGATTCGACTAATCTTCTATGCCCTGATCGCAAAAAGCCCTCGCTTTTGTAGGTAGTCGGCAAACTGCGTCGCGCTCGGACGATCAGGCGCCGCCGGCAACAGTCGGCCGCTGGTGTTGGAAATCGTCGCGTACTCGCGAGTTACCGCCCCTTCGACACGCTCCAGCGTTACAGCACCTTTGCGCTTGTCGATTGGGTCGATGTCGTCCTGATGGATCTCTGCGGCCAGGGCCATCTGGCCGTACTGGATCCGCGCCGGCAGGTAGTTGTCTGGCTTAATCTGGCAGTCCAGCTCAACACCCCGGCGCGGCCAGGCCAACGCCTGCTCGCTGTTCATCTTGCGGCCTTTCCAGGTCTTGCCATCCATCGCCAAGGCAGCACGGCGCAGCAAAGCTTCCTGCTCAGGCACGCCCGCCGGGATGACCGTGCCGAACTTCACTGCATACAGGGCCAGGTCCTCAGCGCTCGCGTAGCTTTCGGCGTCAGGCTTACCGGTGCCATCCTCGATGATGAGTGCCATGAGTTATTCCGCGTGAATGAGTTTTACAAGGTCAGCTTTCGGCGCTTTCGGGTCGAACTCGACGCCTTGAGCGGTCAGCCATTCGCGCAATTCTGTCACACCCATTTTCGCAGGGCTGGTTTCGGCGTCGGCCTCTGCATACTCGGCCTTCAGTTTGGCCGTTGGCGGGCTTTCGGCTTCATTGTCACGGCTTTCGGTCACGCTCGCATCGATGATGCGCAAGCCAGCCTTCTTGGCCAACGCCTTCACATCATCTTCGTAGCGGTGGAATGGGCCGGGGAGGTACCAGATGTTTTTATCAGTCATCGCTGCTACTCCGCTGAGCCAGGGCATTGTGCCCCGGCGCAGTCATTGAATGGTTACTTAGAGGCATCACCGATCAGAGCCACACCGGCGGTGTGCTTGATGCTGGTGGCGGTCTTGTCCCAGTTGGTACCGGTCGCCAGTTCGGCGTCGGTTGGCGACTTGCCGCCGGTGGTGGTATCCCAGGTGTAGCCCTTCAGGCCCAGGCCAAAGGTGTAGTCGGTTTGGAGCGTGGTTTCGATACGCTCCTTGCCGTTGGTGGTCTGGACGTTGCTGATGATGTCGCGGCCGTCGTGGACCAGCGCAGCACCTTGCACCAGGGACAGGATGATTTCCTTGTTTGGGGTGCCGGCCTGCATCAACGCTGGGGCATCCGTCACAACAGAGATCTTTCCGAGGATGTCCACCACACGGACGTTGCCCGCCTGGAACAGCTGCTGCTGATTCGCCAGGTTCTGACCTACCAGCTTGTGGTAGCTGGTGCCCTGCATCACCTGAGTTACCAGGTTCTGGCTCGCATCGCCGAACTTCGCGTGAGCGTTGTTCAGGCCTGCGTAGGTGATGCCAGCGGTAGCCGACACATCGTTGACGGCAGCAGCCTGCGCGGTGATTGCAGCAACCAGGGCGGCGATCGCGGTGTTCAGCTGGTCCTTAAGCAGGATTTCAGCGAACGCGCGGCTGGCGACTTCGATACCTTGCGCGGTTGGACGCTCAAGCCAGGTCATCTGCGATGGCTCGTAGCGGATAGGGCCGAAGCCGCCGGCGACTTTCACCGAAGTGTTCTTCAGTTCGGTCAGGTCGGTTGCAGCGACAGCGGCGTTCGCGCTGTAGCGATCCACGCGGCGCTGGGCGGCGGCCAGGGTCTGGAAGAACGACTCCTGCAGGAAGTCACCAGTGAAGCCGTCCGGAGACAGCACGATTGCGCCGCGGCTGGCAGCGTTGAAAGCGGCGAGGTACTGATCCAGCGTCTCGAGAGTCGCCGGCATGATGTATTCATTGAAAACCTGCATTTGCGACAGGGACATGAGTTATTTCCTTACGATTGTGGGAGATCCGGGAACCGGCTCGCGATCGCGGCCTGTCGTTCCTCTTTGGTGCCGCCGATTTTTCCTTTTGCGGCCCCGCCGCCACCTCCAGCACCCGCAGCCCCGCCGCCAGATGCCTTACTACCCGCGATCAACGGCGCGAAGGCCGTGTCGTTTGCGAATTCTGCTTTCAGCTCATCCAGCGTTGCCGCCGAGAGCTTGCCCTGCTGGTCTAGGACGACCACAACAGGCTTCCCGTCGCGCTGCTCGACGCTCAGACGGCGCTCGATGTGCGGCAACAGGGCTTTGGCGCTGCCCGGGATTGCCAGGGCAGACGCGATATCAGTAGCGGTACGGCCGACGGTCAGATCCCGGATCTGAGTGCTCAGCGTGCCACGCTCCTGTTCCAGCATGCCGTTCAGCTCAGCTTCGCGGCGGTTGTACTTTTCAGACCAGGACTTTTCGAGCTCCTCGACGTTGCCGGACTTGCGGGCGGCTTCTTCGCGCTCCAGTCGGGCCTGGTCTTCGGCTTCCTTGCGCGCCTTGTCGGCGGCTTTCTTCTCGTCCAGTAGTTCCTGGACCTTGGACTTCAGACCCGAGACATCCTCAGGCTGCGGCAGACCTTCAATGCCGAGTACGAACTTGCCGTCCTTCTCGGTGTAAAGAGCGCGCACGGCTTCATCTACCCCTTCCAGGGTATCCAGTTGGAATTTCAGCATTGGTTGTCTCCCAGAGACGTAGGTGCAGGCCCTGCCTGCGGGCATAAAAAAACCGCCACGAAGGCGGTTCTATTGAAAGTAAGCTTTGCTATAAAAATTCAGGAACAGTAACGATTTCTGATTTGGCGCACCTTGCAACAAGAGCTCGCCCCATAGCCTCATAGCGATCGATACTCTCGAATGGAGGGAAGCCCTCGACCTTAGTTGAAAACATAATCCCAACCTCTCGAGCTTGAATTCCGGACTGTTTTAGAATCCTAAGAAAGTCGTCATTTGTGAAGCATGAGCAAATTTCTTCGTACTTTATGTAGTCCGGCGCTCCGCCTTCACCCTTTACCGGGATGGCTACCACCTCAACGAACTTGAACGGAAATTTACCGCACGCCCGATCGAGCCGAACCTCCCTGCCCGAAGCGTACTCAGCTACGGCAAAAGCCAACAACCAACCGGAAAGCTTCCGTACTTCGTAGTCAATTCCTACAGTTTTGCCCACATCCATTACCCATCTAATCCCAGTAACGGCAAGACATTACAGATGGGCGCGCTCAAACGCGAGAGGCTCAAGAGCCTTCATCTGTAAGAGGGTCAGTGGTGAAAAGTTTCGATCAAGCTGCAGCTCGGCGAACCGCTCGATGCTCAGGCCGCCTTCGCGGAACAGCTTGGCGCGGACCGGGCCGATGGCCTTGTCCTGAAACGCCGCCGGCTGCTGCTTGAGCCAGTCGTAGTAGCTGAGGTCTGCCCTCACCTGCTGCGCACCGCCGTCGCCTATGGATGCCCTCGTTGCGTCCTTGGCGAACAAGGCGCTGAAGCGAGTCACCGCAACCACTGTCGAGCGACAGTTGATGTGGATCGGTGGCCTGGGCCCCTCAGTCAGCTTGAACCGTTGCTTATCCAGCGTCCGGCACGGGCTGGTGGTCTTCGAATCCAGGGTGCTGACCCACTCCACCGACTGCACGACATCGGCGTTCTCCTTCAGCGTCTCCATTCGCGCCTGGGTGGCGACGTGCTGCACCGCAGTCCGCACGATGGCGCCGGCGTTGCGGTTTGTCGTGGCCAGGATGCCGTCGTTGTACTGGAGCGTCCCGGTACCGCGAATGTTCTTGATGATCTGGAAGTTCGTCTGGCCTTCGAAGAAGCCCTGCCTGATCGCGCCTGTGAGGCGTTGCCGCTCGGTGGCAGTAAATCCATCAATGAACGACTTGAGCAGCTTCCCGCCGTCGGCACCGCGCACGCTGAGCGGATTGGTGAGGATCGCCGCCCTGATTGCAGCCGCGCCTGGCACCGCCGCATCGAAGGTGACGCCTACCGGTGCCGCCCGGGTCAGGCTTGTCGCTTCAAACTCGGCCTCGTAATTAGCGATGTCCACCATGTCGAGGTTTAGCTTCTCGCTGTACCGGTCGAAGATGCCCAACAGCAGGCTATCAACCTCGCTCAGCAGCCGCTCCAGGCGGGCGACGGTGTAGTCCGTCAGGTCCGCCCGCGTCAGGCGCTCCCGAATCGAGCGGTCGATCTCCTTGAGGAAGGGTGCGAACTTCTTCACCTCTCCCGACTTCAACTGCTCCAGGAAGACAGCATGCCGGATGGTGGCGTCAAGGATTGCTTGGTTTGCCGCCATTCGGAATTACCTCGTCGTCATCCAGGTCAGGCCCAGTGCTTTGCGCTTCCAGCTCGCCACGAATTTCGTCGTCCGTCTTCTCCGGGTCGATCACGCCGCGATCGCGCAGGTACTGCCAGAAGTCGCCCTCCGGCAGCTTGCCACCCTGCACCGCATTGAACAGCGAGGCCAGGATCGTCGCGTCCAGAGTGATCTGGCTGAAGTCCTGGTTGAGCTTGTAGACCGCCTCACCGGATGTATTCACGAACTCAGCCATCCAAGTCAGGCACTGGCTGTACGCCTCACTGACGTTGCTCACCACCAGGGAAAGCACGCTGTGTTCGGCGGCGCTGTCGTTGTCGGCCTGGGTTGCGGTCTTCACCGCGCTACCACGCTCGATCAGTCGAGCGCCCAGGGACACCATGTCCTGCTTCTTGGCGTCCATGGCCTCCTTGGCCACCGCGTTTGGTTGCGCCTGCCAGACGCCACACGCGCCATTCACAGGGAGCAGCCAAGGCGCCCTGGAACCCAGGAATATCCCGGTCTTTTCAAGGTGGTCGCGCCACTGTTCATCAAGCCCAGACATCCACGGTTGAGGCTGGCCCACCAGATAAGCCGCCTCTTCATAGTCAGCACTGTTGCGATAATGCCCGATATTCACTTCGGCCATGTCGTACAGCGGCGAGTCGTCAATGCTGGTGTCGTTGTTCTCGCTGCCCAAGAACTGGAACGGGATGATTCGCCACGGCTGGCCGGCTCCGTTCAGCGGGGCGAACGGCGCTACCGTCATCTCCGTCTTGCTGGATCCCTCTTCCCATACTTCCTGGGTGTACACGCCGGACACATCCAGGCGCAGCACGCGGTATTGCACAACCTGCTCACTACCGAACCCGTCATCCGTATCGACGTCGATCTTTTCGCGCAGCACAACCAGGCTCAACAGGTGTTGACCGCCAACTTGGCGCGTCTTCCAGTTGATGATTGATTCAGCCGGGTAGCTGGCGACGTTTGCACGGGCGCGACCGGCCTGCTCGTCTGCCTTGCTCACGGTGCCCGTCTCGACAGCAGCGTAATCCACGAGCAAGCCGTGACGACCGACTTCGAGCAAATGCCCGATAACCGACTGCGATTGTTGGTAAACGCTGACGCCCTGCCCGTCGATGTCCTTTGTTACGTAGTCGAGCGCGCCGGGAACAGTCAGCGTTGGCCAAGTGCGGAACACCGCTCCAACCAGACTGTGTTTCGTCCGGCCGGTGGCGTTGTAGAACACAGCACGCTTCTTGTACGCGTCGTATCGGTCCTTGTTGTCCTGGGACTTGTCCGAGGCATTCGGTCTTGGCAGGTAGTAATCTCCGGCGGCCTTGACTGTTTCCGAGCCCTTGCAGACGTCGCGCACCAAGCGCCAGCGGTATTTCGCCGCCGTGTACTCGGGACGAGTGAAAGTGACGTCCGTCATCGAGCGACCCCCATTTTCATTGCGGTGACCGGTTTGATGATCGGGTACTCGCGGTGGATGAAGTAGCCGCCGGCGTCGTTCGCGTGATCGATGCCGGCGGTTTTATCTGGCTCCCCGTTCGCGCCCCACACCTGCTGCTCCAGGCCATCGGCGTAGGTCGGACAGGTGAGCGAGTTGACCAGGTAGCGACGCTCGCCCTGCGCATTGCAGAAGACGGCGTTCATTGCGTTGATTCGGTCCTTCACCGGCGGGTTTGCCGCTGGAGCAATGACCGCGAACCCGGCCTGCTTGAGCATGGCCAGGTCGGTGATGCTGGCGTTCACGGACTTGCGCGAATCGCCCGAGGCATCCGGGTAGATCCTGATCTCGCAGGTTTTCTTGAAGTCATTGCCGTCGTGCTGCCAGTAGCGCTCTTTGATGCGGCGGATCATGTCCGGCGTGTCGTAGCCGTCGATCAGCTCATCCACGGCCCTGGGAAGCCCATGGTCACGTTTGACGTGGGTGATCGCGGCCATCTTGCCGACGTTGAAGTCCATCCCGATGAACAGCGGTTCGCCGGGCTGCACGGTATCGAAGCACCCGTTGAGCTTGCGGTCGTACGCCGTGTAGATCGTGCCGGACGTCAGGTTGACGAACTGGCCTTTGAGGTACGCCATGATCAGCTGCGGCGGATACGACTCCATCAGGGAGGCGATGTAGTCCTCCGGCAAGTTCAGCTCGTTGTCGAAGGTGCTGGCCTGCACCAGGCCGTACATCTCCTTGAGCGACGGCTTATCGCGCAGCTGCTTCACGAACTGCAGGAAGACGAACTTGAAGCCTTCCGGCGTCGTGGTGACGTCCACCCCGTTCTTCAGCCCGGGCAGGTTGTAACGCATCCGGGCGATGATCTTGCGCCAGGCCTGCTGAGCCTTGACAGCAGTCAGCACGTCCAGCTCATCCACCAGGGCGTGACCGATCTTGAAACCGACAATCGTCTGCGGCTTCTCCATCGACCGGCAGATCACAGTGCCGCGGGACTGCCGGCCGCTGTAGATATGAACTTCGTGGTTCGCCTGGTTGATCTTGGTCTTCAGCCCCCAGTCGTAGGCCACCTCATCCATGGTCGGATAGAAGATGTCCCGGATCTGTGGGTAAGTCGGTGCAAAGTAGCCAGCGTTGACGCCGGGCCACTCCATGAAGTGCTTGCTCAGTGCCGAGCAGCCCACCCAGGTCTTGCCCGAGCCGAACCCTGCGACGAACGCGCGGAATTTGTGGGGCAGCGTGAGGAACTGAGCCTGTGGGACGTTAAGGCTCGGCATTCGGCTTCCTCGCATCCACAACGTCGACCTGGATGCGGGTCGGGATCACCGGCTCGTCGCCGGCTTCTTCCTTCCGGGCCCGGTTCACGTAGATGTCACCGGTTTCCTTAGCGGCCTGCTCTAGGATCTGCATGGCCAGGCCGATGTTCTTCATCGACTCGGCCTTTTCAACAAACCGGTTCATGGCGCGGAGACGAAAGGCACGGTTGGCAATAGGGATGTCTGCCGTCTCTTCGCGGAATCGCTTGCGGGTGTCATGGAACAACGTCACCCACTTCACCGCTAAGTTCACCCCGGCGCGCTTGGTTGGGTCGTGCGACTCACACAGCTGGCGAGATATCTCAATGCCGAATTCCTGTTTGACCTGCTCCACCACCTGGGAGGGAGTGTCAAAACACGCCAACGCCTGAACGATGAAGCCTTTCACCTCATTTTTCAGGGCTGCCATAAATTTGGTTCCGTCTAATGCCTGTCAAAAATCAGGCCGACTTGAGCAGACAGGTTCCGCAGGCCCTCGCAATGTTCAATTTCCCTACCTCGGCAGGACTGTTTGCAGCATCCACCAACGCTTGAACGTCAGGGCTTGCACCGTAGCGGCGGACCACACCGACAAACTCCTCGACATCGTGGCCACGCATCTCGAGCTTCGGCGCCCCTTCTTTGGTGAAGGCTGGCTGACCGTGCTTATCCATGGCATGAGCGATGTGGTAAAGCTCGTGCTCCACCAGGCCGCAGAAGTCGGTGTCGCTGCACTCGGCGCAGTAGTCAGCAGCCAGGGTAATGATGAAGGCCGGCACATCGCCGAACCAATCACGCATCTGTTGCACCATCCGGGCTTTCTGCCAACCGCCGGCGCGGAACGCTACCTGTTCGGCTTGGCCCAGCACCGTGCGGCCCTGCTTGGCGAAGCTCGAGGACGCCCACATGATCCGAATGTCTGCATCCAGCAAGTGGGCATGGTCTTCGTTGTGAATGCTGCCGGTGTCAGCAAGGATCTCGGCCTGGAGCCACTCCCACACCTCGGGCGCAGGCGTCAGCCGGATACCGAAGTCGGATAGATCAGACAGCTCAAGCAGTGACGCCGGGGGCATTGGTCTTTGCATCAGCCATCCCCTCATTGATGATCACAGTGCGGATCGTGCCGCCGGTGTTGGTGTCTCGTTTGGCTGCCATCTCTACAGCTCGGTAAGCGGTGGCCCCCATGTCCATCGCTGCGAACGCATAAGGCGTACCACTGCCAATGGCATACGGGCGATCAAGCTCGACAGGCGACATCCAAATGCCGGTGCTGTCATCTACCGCAACAAGCGATAGAGTGCCGTTATTCAGAACGAGGGCAACTGCGTCAATGTTGCCTTCAGGCTTTGCCCCAAAGTAAACGTCGATCAGCTTCTGATGGTCCGCTACCGTTCCTGAGCAGAAGAACTTGACGCCCTTCCGCTCCGTACACTTCTCGAAGTCGTCATAGGTGATGACGTCGCCACGGGTTACCTGGGAGTCATAGGCGATCACGCCGTCTTTGTAGGCAATGGTCGTCATTGAGGCCTCTATCTTGGATTGAAATTCCGGGCGGTTACCGGTATTGATGTTGATCGCTCACTAAGAGTTACCAACCGCCATGGATATCGTTTATATCGTTCAGCAGAGGCCACGAGTCAGGGCCGTAGTGCAGGGCAAGCGAGCAGGCCAACCGGTAGAGCCGCTCCCGCTCCAAGCCAAATGCTACAAGGCAGTCGACACTCGAACTGGCGATTACCTTGGCGAGTTCGATACCGAGGTTGAAGCCCAGGCTCTTTGCAACCGACTGAACGCCGAACTACCTCAGAACCAGCCGCGGTAGCTTTCAAGTATCGCGCCACGATTTGGCGCATTCGAAAACGTGGCGCGGATTACGGTGCAAGCCGCAGCTGCTGATCGAACAGGTCCCGGATCTCTCCGAGTCTGCCCATCACAATCGGCTCACCCTTCAAATGGATCAGGTGGGCCAGTTGGTGGACGATTCCCTCATCCGAAAGCACCTGGCTGGTCGGCAGCTCCTTGAACCAGCACACGAACACGGCGAAGTGCAGAGCCCCTGGCAATTCCTTCAGGAAGCGCTTGTCAGTCATCTGGACGTATCGGGCGTGCTCTTCGCGTAGCTCTTGGTAGCTGGCTGAGTAGGTATGGTCGCCGAGGACGTAATCCATTCGGGCCGCCCTCAATAGATTGGCGCCGGCAGTACCGGGCGCCTTTGGTTTAATCGGTTTTGCGATTTCGATCATCAGCACACGTCATGCAGTGCTCGCAGTTCAGCGTTTTGCACAGCCAGGCCTTCACCGTCTGCCAGTACGTGACCATGAAGATGTGGCGGGCACCGGCCATGGCCAGGGCGACATGAAGCGTCAGGCCAGCAGTGGTCGGGCCGAAGAAGATGTTCTGGCTGCGCACCGACACGACGAAACCGGTGATGGCGATCGTGGTATAGATCAGCTTCCCAAGGATGCCGTCCCTCACCTTCCCGCTCAGTACGCACCAGGTCGCCCAGAAGGCGATCAGGCCGCAGGCGATGGAGTTGATCAGTTCAAGATTCATGGTGGATTGCCTCCCCCGAACCGCTGGCGGATAAGCGCCCAGAGGTCAGCGGCTTTGATGGCTCGGTTGATTGCTGCCAGGAGTGAACCGCCGAACGTGCCCAGCAAGAAGCCAATCCCGGCGACGATCTTGGGTTCAGTGACATTCAGGTAGGCGCTGACCATGCTCGTCAGATACAGCGAGCAGGCAACCCCCGTGATCAAGAACACCATCCAGGCGCGCCAGTCGGACAAATCGTCCTTGTGCCACCAGCTCGCAACAACGGCCCCAATCAGGCCCGCAATCAACAATTCGAACCTGTCGATCTTGTCGAGCAGGCGCTGTAAATACTCCATGCGCTCGACTCCGTGGGGCATGTTTGGAAATTGAATCGGCTCACACAGCACTCCCAGCTCGGAGCAATGGGTGTGGTGGAGCCGAAAACTGAAAGGCCCGATCAATGTCGAGGCCCTGAATAGGTGCGCGCGTCTTTCCGTGCTGTCTGCCAAAGACGATCCCAGCGTCGACGCCCTAATGCATCGATCTCGCCGTTCCTGTCTCGCGCCACCCTGTAAGCACAGTGAGGTCAGGGTGCGCGGGCTGCCGGTGTTTTTCCGTAGCGCTGCACTACCGGCTTATCAGCGTCCAGGCCTTCCGTGAGGCTGCCCTGGCTGCAGTAAAACTCAGGCAATAAAAAACCCGGCGCATTGGCCGGGCTTTCTTGGATCAAGAGTAAGTTGCCGAAGGCAAAACTCTAACAGTGGCGATAAGGTATCACCAGCCGCACGGGAACGCAATAGGCCCTCATGCGGCCTCGCGCATTTCGTAAATTACCGCGGCAACCGGGCTTAACGCGCGCCGATCCAGATCTTCGCAGCACTCGAAGATCAGTTGCAGCACACCACCCCAGTCCCGCTCCCAGTTGCACGACTCCAGGCGCACTTCGTAGACCTGCCACATCCAGGCCCTGAACTTCTCGGCGTTGGCCAGCGGATCTTCGTTGGACGATTGCCCGCCCTGGTGCATGTGCTGGTACCGGCGTAGCACGCCCTTTACTACGAACTCCAGCTTATCGCGCTTGGCCGCCGTCATCCGTGGAGACCGGTTTTGCACCAGCAGGAATACGACCTCTTCCGCCGCCTCCCGGATATCGTCGCTTTGCTCGGCGGCGTACATGAAGTCACCGAATACGCGGATCTGCGGGTGAAGACGAGCGATTGCCGACTGGATGTGCCCAGCCAGTGCCCCGTGCACTGCGTGGTTTGCCGTAGGGCCGCGCTCGGTGTTCTGCACCACCACGCCGAGCTGCACAACATCGGAGGTCTGGCCGGGGGCCGGGTTGTACTTGCAGTCATGCCAAGCCTGGCGCGCTGAGTTGATTTTCATGCTGCCTGCCCCTTCTTGAGTTCTCTGGTCTTTGCCCGGTATTCGGCGGTGATGGCTTTCAGTTGCTCTACGGTGTACTTGCGTGGCGTGTGGTCGGCTTCCAGCGCCTCGACAGCCTCCAGGCCGATGCGGGCGATCAGCCCTTCCCGGAACGCCTGCGAAACCGTTTGGCCCTTTCGGGCGTACTTGGACGAGCCGGCATTACAGCTCTTGCACTGCAACCAGATGTTGTTCGGCACCAGCCGCAGCTCGGGACGGGCACCCTTACCGAGGAAATGACCTGCGTCGAATGCCCCGCCAGTCTTCCAGCCCTGCGCTGCGCGTATCTCTTCCTGGCTCAGGCCGCAGCTCATACAGCCGCTGCCGATGCTCAGCTCGTAGGTGCGTCGGTAGTCCCGCACAGCCTTCTCGGAATCCTTCATGTGGTCGCCGCGACTCTTCAGGGCCTCCTTGCGCACCTTGATGTCCTTGCGCTCGATTTCGGCCAGGGCCTTGCGGGCCTTTGGTGCGTGCCTGGGCCCATCGATCAGCGCGCAGGCTGGGCTGCAAACCGCCTGGCCCATGCGCGAGGGGACGAATGAGGCCCTGCACGTAGCTACGCGGCATTTCTTCGGCTTGGCCGGCTTCCGTTCGATGCTCATACAGCCTCCTTGGCCGTCTGCCGGTTTTTACCGAACAATGGCGCCTGACCCTGGGCCAGCTTCCAATCGAACTTCTCCTTGCAGCCTGTGTCGCACTGTCGAAGGTTCAGGCTTGGCATATTGCTCATTGGCTCGCCGCAGTCAGGGCAAGGCTTTCCGTATCCGTTGTCGTGGCTCATAGCGCCTTCCTCGCTGCCCGCTCTACTTCGGCCTTACGGTCGCGGCGCTTGCGTTCGAAGTCTTCCACTGCGCGCTTGCGGCGTTGATCGAGTACCACACCGGCGATAAGAGCCAAGGCAATCAGGACTCCGTAAATGTCTGCGTAATCCATCAGTACCTACCTCCCCAGTTGTCCTTCTGCGTCCAGCGCACCTGGTGCTCGGCGCCGAAAGCCATAACCCACTCGATCAACTCGCCGCACTGCTTCACGGTGAGCTTGCTTGTGCGCTCGTAGATGACGTCGAAGCCGTTCCCGTCTACCGCCGGTATCATCTGCGGCTGATCGCCCGACTCACGCAGCCAGGCGGCCGTCAGCAGGCGCTTCCAGATCAGGACATCCCACTTTTTCCCGGCGTGCTCGACCTGGCCGGCGATATCGGCCAGCGCCGCGTGCAAGGCCTTGTTCTGCTCCACGCTGCGGTCCACTTCGGTGATGGCCAGCTTCTTGGGCTTGGCCAGGTCAAGCCCGGCGATGTAGCCCATGGCCTTGTTGCGGTCTGATTCGTTGCGGATCTGGAGGCTGGTCATGGCGTCACCCGAAAGAATTCAATTTCGAATGGACCGACGTAAACCCGGACGGCAGGCTTGGAGTCGAGTTTCGTGAAATAGAAATGCCAGTTGAGCGGGCGGCACCCTAAGAGCAGCCAGCCTCGCTTGAACCCGAAGCTGATCATGTAGCCGTTGCCACGGTAGTCGTCGCTGAATTTCCCGCGATTGATCTTCATGACTGCCCTCCCTTGCCCATGGCGGCGGCCTCGTCTTCCCATGGGAAAGGACTGTACGATTCGAAGTCCGTCTCCCAGTGCGCGGGCTCTGTCATGCCTACGTTGTCGTGATGCGCCTGATAGTGGGCGCACCTGAAAACGTAAAGGCCCGAACCCTTCTCGAAATAGTCTTCCCGATATTCAATGATTTCCGCCTGGATCAAGGCCAGCTGCTCGACGGTGATTTGGCCGCTGATAGCGCTGATGAATGGATCGTCGCCTTCGCTGTTGAAGACCTCGATCCAGACCGACTCTTCACTATTGCGCCAAGCGTTGGCGTCGTACTGGATCTGCTCAAGATCGTCGCGCAGCGCCTCGTTCTCAGCCTTCAGCTCAGCATTCACCCGCTCGTAGGCTTCGTAGCCGGTCTTGAGGCCGGCGACTTCGGCGCGGAGTTGGTCGCGCTCTGTCCATGCGTCGTTGCGATCCTGAACCAGCAACTGCCCGCCTGCCTTGAGCGTTGCGATGTCATCGAGAAGGACCAGCACAGCGGCTGGTGTTGCCACGGGTGCAAATTCAAGAAATGCCACCTCGTCTGGACCATAACTGCGAGCCTCTTCCCATGCTTCCCCCGGCAGGTATTCGCCAGCAGCAACACATGCCTCGGCCAGACGCTTCAGTTCGGTGTAGTCGGTCATTTCCGTTGCTCCGAGCCGCGCTGTGCATCGCGCTTGATGTTCATTTTTGCCAGCAGCAGCTCGCGGGCTGACTTGCCGTCGGCCGGGATGCCTTGCTGAATGATTTTTGCCTGGACCTGCTGGTCGGCCAGCTCGTTGGCCAGCTCGAAGGCCGTCTTCTGGCTGTCGTGGCCGATCCCGGCGAGGATCTTCCCGTCCAGCGGCTGGCCCTCCTGGGCGCGGCGGATCACCACGGCGTAGTTGTGGTCGAAGCGCTGGCGAAGGCCCTTGTCTTCCTGTTTGGCGGCGCGCAGGTCGAAAAGGCCAGTGGCTATAGCTGCGACCTTCACGCCTTCGTGGCTGTAGGCCTCCATGAGAGCCTCCATCCATGCCCCGGCAGCCGAGGGCATGCCGAAGTCTTCCGGGCCCGGCACGCACATAGCAATGAACTCACCTACGCTCGGCGCGAAAGGCTTCTTGAGCTTCCTGCACTTCTGGATACCGAACTCGATCTGCTCCAGGGTGCGGATGCCCTCGTCGGCGAACTCCTTGATCCATTCGGCCTTGGCTGCGTCGAGCGCTTCGGTGGATGGCCACGCCTGGCGCCACGCCGGGAAAATGCCGCGCAGGCGACGGAACAGGTCGTTCACCACCTCCGCAGTCTGCGGCGTCACCTGGAGCGGCTGAGCGTGAACGGCTGGCGGCAGGTTGCCCATCGTCGCCATCACCTGGGTTACTGGCTTCATGGGCTCACCACAAGCCCTTCGGCCCATGCAGTGCTGTCGAAGTCAGGCTCGTTGTTTTGTCGACGAGGGGCGAACGCATGGACGTTGCTAGGGACATCAGGAATCTCGTCCTCCCAGCGCTTACCGTTCAGCCACGTCGATGGGTGCGGGATGAACTGGCCCTTGTCCTTGATCCATTCCGGCGTCAGCACCTGCTTGCCCAGCGCCTTGACCATCAGGTCGAACAGGTCCGGGCTGACCTTGAGCTTGGCCCAGGCCTTCTCCGCCTTGTCCTTCCCCACCTTTCGCGGATAGAGCTTCCAGAACTTTGGGAAAAGGTCTTCCACCACCACCGGAGCGGGCGACGGAGGAAGGGAATCAGGAATCCGGAATCCGGAATCAGAAGAGAGGGAATCAGCCGGGAAAGAACTGTTCTCGCCTGGTGCTTGTATGGTGCTAGCACCAACCTTTACCGGGCAATGCTCTGGAACGTGCATTTCAGGGATGATGCTCTTCGCTTCCTTGAGGTGTGGGTTCTGGTGTTTCGCCCAGTTCACGATCTGGATGGCGTTGAATGATCCAACGGTGTACCGGGTGATGAACCCCAAATGATCCAGGTCAGCGAGCATCTTTTCGATGTCCACATTGTCAGCCGGGAACAGGGCCATTTTCAGGCGGCGAGGACGATCCTCAAGCCTGCCCTCGCGGTCAGCCTCGGTCCACATGCCGATGAACAGCAGTCGGGTGGCAAAATCCACCTCTGCCAGATGTTCGTTCGAGAAGAACCCTGGTTTGATATTTCTGGAACGAGCCATCACGCGGCCCCCTTGAATGCTTTGTCGTGGGTGAACAGGCCGTCCCAGGTCTTCTTCATGGGTAGCTCTCCGGCCAGGTACAGGTCGTACAGGCGTGCGGCGCCCTTCTTCAGCAGGATGGGCGTGTAGGAGATAAACGGGTCTTTGCCGTGCGGCGTGACCTCGACCTGGTGCTCGGTCATGTACTTGTCGCGGGCATACGAGCCAACACGGTGACGGGTACCGGACTTGCTCTCGTTGTAGAGCCAGCTGCGCGATTCCAGGTAATTGCCCACCTGCATGACGTTGACCCCATTGAGGCCTTTGCAGAATTGCGTGTGGGTCATGCCTTCCTTGAACAGGTTCTCCAGGGAATGGATCTTGGTGGCCTGAGCCTGAACTTCTACCGACAGCTGGTTCTTCTGCTCGACCTGGTCAGCCCAGGCTCTGGCGGCGGCTACTGGGTCAGCGAAGTTAGGCAAGGTTGCAATGACCCGCCCAGCGCTCAATTCAAGTTCCTGCCAGCGGTCAATAACCTTGGCGCGATGCTCGTCGCTGTACCCGGCCACCACCAGGTGCGTATCGCGCTCAATGAGGTCGTAAACATCAATCGGGCGGCCGCCAGTGGACTCGCGACGGCTTTTACGACTTGATCGTAAAAGGTTTTTGGTGAAGAGCCGCTCAATCGTGGCAATCACATCGTTGTGTCGCGCCTCGACAAGCTCAGCAATTTCTCGCGATGACATTGTCCGCGCCACGTTTTCAGATATCGAAAATCGTGGCGCGGGATTATTGAGGGCCTGTACATCAGTGTTAGAGGTATGCATAATCGGCCTCACAGATGATTTTGCTGTATGCAGTTAAAGAAGCCGGGATTGCGCCCCGGCTTTTTTGTGCCTGCGATTTGGGTTTATTGGTTGAGGTCTTCATCAGCCCCTCCTTTTTCAGGCCCTAATACGGCCTTCGGCGGGTCACGCCTTGTTGTTGGCAGATGCCGGATCTTTCCGGCCCCTCTTGGCCTGGTCTTCTCGAAAAAACGCTCTGCTCCAAGCTTTGCGGCGTATTCGTCGGGCGTCATGCCCGCATCCTTCGCCAAACGTTCAAGCTTCTCGTAGAGGCGCCCATCGATCCCGTGGCAGATCGTGGTTTCAGGCACATAGCCTCCTTCAGGGCCTTCAGGCCTGCATGTGTTTACCGGTAGCATTCGGTTCAACGATGCTTTCCAACTTCTCCTCGACGCACATGCGCACAAACACGGCCAGCTGCAGCTTGTGCAGGCGAGCCACAGCCTTTAACGCTTCATAGGTTTCATCGTCATAACGGGACTTGATCTCCCGGTCTTTCAGGTGGCGTGTGTCGTCGTATGCCATTGGTGAGGCTCCTTGGTTGTTCGAAAGGGTTATGCAGCTGATTTCTTTGGGTGTGCCTCGGCGAGCAGCCAGGCAGGCTCGAACGGCTTGCCGTTGGCGGCAGCCAGTTCTGCAATTTTCTTGGCGTATTGGGTTTCGCCGGTGTACTCGGTGCGCGGCAGCGCGTCGGCAACAAGCCATTTGTAGATAGCGCGCGGGGTCTTCCCGCAGGCCATCGCCACGGAAGGAACACCACCAGCATCATCAATCGATTTCTTGAGCGGCCGCATATGGCCTCCGAGTCAAATATGAACTTACGGTACATCTTATGTCGGAACTGAAAGTACATGCAAGCGCGTGAGAACATGAACCCATGGTTCAAATAGAAGAAATCCGCAATTCTTTCGTAGCGCGCTTAAAGCAGTCCCTCGCCGAGGCTGGGATTCCTGAGTGGGGCGCGGGTGTGCGCCTGGCAAAAATGGCGAAGGTGACACCGAAGGCCTGCAGCAAATGGCTTAACGGTGAATCGATGCCTGGCGGGGCCAAGATGCTCGCCCTGGCCACAGCTCTTAACGTGCGGGTGGAGTGGCTGGAATATGGTCGTGGCGAAATGCGCGAATCTGCGCGTCCGGCGATTGTTGAGGGTCGCACTCCCCCGCGCAGCTTCGACCTGAACGATGAGTCAGGATATACCGGCGTCCTGCAACTGACGGCACGCGGATCAACCGGCGACGGAGACGACAACCCGCACGTCGAGATCCGCGGTGTCATGGCGTTTAAGTCGGCCTGGCTTCGCGCAAATAACCTCAACCAGAAGAATCTGGACGTCATCTATGCGAACGGGCACAGCATGGAGCCGACAATCAATGACGGCGACGTTCTGCTCGTAGATGAGTCGAGAGTGGAACCGAAGGACGGCCAGATATTCGCTATGCAGAGCGAATCGAAAGGCACGATCGTGAAGCGCTTGGTGAAGTCAGACTTCGATGGCTGGATCATCCGCAGCGACAACCCGGATAAGGCGCGCTACGGCGATGAGACGCTGCGTGACGGGGAGATAAACGAGGTTCGCATCATTGGTCGCGTGGTTTGGCGCGGCGGGATGTTGTAGCGCGTCAATCTGAAGCTCAATGCCCTAACCACGATCGCACGTAGAGTGGCTAATTTTCATTTTAGAATTTTATTTTTCGAGCGTATTACTCTGATCTATAATCAGGATTCAGAAAGTCGCTCGCGTAGAAGGGAGTCTCTAGGGAGCATTATGAATACAGCAGCGCCTCTGCCTATCCGACTGGGAAATTCTCCGTTAGTCGAAGCTTTGTTTGAAATCCGTTATCAAGCAAAAGCTCCTGCGGCCAGCATACTGCCAGGCTATCTGTATACAGCTTTAGGCTGCTCTGAAATCACTCGGACACCACATGCCGACATACCGGATCAGATTCGGCAGTCCACGCCCGAGCTTAGATTTGTTCCGCTTACAAGATTAAAGTGGGAAAGCTACTTTATAAGTTTGGGCGATAACAATATTGTTATTTCTAGCGGCCACCCATATGAAGGTTGGCCAAGATTCAAAGAGATAATTAATAGCATTCTTACCAAAGCACATGGACTAGGCTTAATAGGAATCACTGAAAGATACTCATTAAAATATTTAGACATATTTGACATGCCGGGTTTTACTGCTCCCGGAGAAGGCCTGTCTTTTAATGTTGGATTTCCTGGAATCCAAAATGATCCTCGCTCTACGCATCTACGAACAGAGATAAACCAAGGAACTCAACACCACATCATCCAATACTTTGGTGAAGCTCAGGGCAACCTCCCTGGCTCCATTTTAAAGAAAGGCCAAATGTTAGATATAGATTCTATCCAAATTCTTGAAAACACATCATTAGATCAAATTCTTAATGATTTTGATTCATTCATGGACAAGCTTCACACGCCAAACAAAAGATTATTCTTCAACTTGATTTCCCCTGAGGGTTTAAAAGCATTGGAGCCAACATATGAGTAACGTAACTTTTCTGACGCCCAGCCGTGCAACTTTTGCTCCGGCGTTTGCCCTTGCGCTTTGTTCTATGGGTGCAATTGCAGATACACCCCTGGCTAAAGAGCCTGCAAGGTTAGGTTGCGGTACTTATGTGACTAACTCTGTGCAATCAAGCGCCCCAGGAGCCTTCAAAATGACTACTCCTAGCAGTGTTGATTCGTTTGAGGCAGAAATATCTAGGTTTTATACGCAGCTTACAAGCTCTCAAGTCGAGCTTGGCAGTGACTATGAAACCATACTTCTTGCGAATCTATCGGATTTGTACGAGGAGTAATTATGGAGTTTCAGGATATCAAGGATCAGATACCTTACTATTTGACCCAGGAGTCTGCCAAAGGACTTCTAGAAGAGTTAAAAAATTATAGTGAAAATACCGACTTTTATACTTCTAGGTACCCAAATGATTTACTGCAGGGAGACGGATGGCAGGGATTCACAATATTTGATTTCAGCACGAATGAAGGAAGATCAGTAAAGGCGTTAGTCCTTTCAAACAGCTGCGATATAGCTACCGAAAACGCTAGAGAAATCCCTCCAAAAATCACCTTCGTACCTTTGATTAAATTTGGAAAACTGCAAAGAATCTTTGAAGACGCTGGTAAAGACCCTCAAGCGGTAAAGCAGAAAATGCTGGCAATTCGAGAGCAAAAAAACACCTCCTTCTTTTTTCTGCCAGCACAAGGTGCTTTGCCGGAAGACTATGTTGCCTGGCTAAGTGACGTTCACTCTATGCCATCGCAAGTTTTCATAAATAGCGATAAACGAACAAAGTTCTTTACGTTAAATATGACCGGCTTTTACTTGTTTCTTTTCAAACTGTCTATTCATTTCTGCCGTTTTCATGAAAATTTGGACAGATCAGAAAAAGCCTGACTTTTCCGCTTTCCGAGCAATTTCCATGCCCGCGCCCTACTCCCTCCCCGATATGCTCGAACGCATCCACGAGAACCAGCTCGCCCTGGAGGCGGCCATAATGGAGCTCGCACTCTTTGTGGCGCGCCGGGGCGATGCCGAGGCCGGTGATAACGTGCGCGGCGCTCTCTTCACCATCGGCGAGAATGCCGGTCACATCAAGCAGGGCCTGGCCAGGCTGAAGGCCCAGGGCCCCGACTGACGCATCGCGCCCTCCAAGCAGCCCGCCACTGAGCGGGTTTTTTTGTGCCTCCAATAAAAATATGTACTTTTGGTACTTGACCAATATGAACCATTGGTACATATTCACTCTATCGAGCCCAAACAGGGACTCGCCAGGGCCTCAGGGCCTGACCGCTCTTTAACAGTCTGACGTGACCACCGCGACGTACCCAGGCCATTACCTGGGTCGGAAGAAGCTAAATCGCCGCCCATGCAGCCTCTGGATAGCTGCCGTACTCCCTCATGTGAGTACGCGAAACCACGCAAGCCAGCCAGGAAGAACACCGGACACGAAATGTGTGACCTGGCCAGAGATATGAATCGGGCGATGCGCGTGGTGGAGACAACAGATTTCACTGGCAGGCCTTCGCAAGAGGGCCTGACGGGAAATCAACCCGGAGACAGCAGCATGCAAATCAATCAGCAGAAAACGGTGCAGGTCGATGTGACTGAGCTGCGCACCTACATGAAGGTTCGTGACCAGGTGTGCGCAACGCTGCATGACGCGCAGGGCGCAGAGGTTGCCGCCTATACAGGCTACGTACCGGACTTCTTCCCCGGCGAGCACTACGGCGACTACCTGCTCCTGAACATTGACCTGGAGACAGGCCAGATCAAGAACTGGAAAAAGCCGGTCGCCGCCGACATCGAAAAGATGATCGAAGCGAGCGACGAAGACTGACGGACCTTTTCACTGATGCCCATCCAGAGCGGTGGTCATCGGGAAAACAACCGGAGCAAGACGAGATGATCATCATCAAAGACGAGTTCACAGGCGGTGCCCAGGTAAGCATGCAGATGGACGAAGAAGCGGGCGAGCTGTTCGTTTTTTATTGCCCTGCCGGTCAGGGGTGCAAAGTCAACAAGTGGCCGCTCGATAGCTACCACATGCCCATTGCGATGGCGCATTACGCGGAATGCTGCGACCTGGAGCGCGCCGGCTGAACAACCAGCGCCAAAGCCAGCTTGGCTATAACTGCCCTATACCGGTGATGGTTGAGGTCCTGGGTGGTCAGGACGAACCCGGCTAACCCACCCGAGGCCCTGGTACCCCCCCCAGCACCAGGCTGCATCGGAGTGTGTTCTACCAGTAAGTGCCGGTCGCTAACTCGGGCGCCACGGACGACGGAAAGACGGGATAAAAACTGGTCGCCGTGCTGGACGAGATAGATCACACCCCGATGCGGACGAAACTGCGGCCTATAACCGCCCACCTGCATCCTTATTCGATCAACCCGGCGCGGAGGATTGGCAGCCATGTGAACGCAATCAATTGGTACCCCCGCGCCACGTAGGGAGGTCTATGTGTCGCACCGAAAGCCCGGGCAATGTTCGGGCTTTTTTTGCGCCCGCCTAACCGGGTGAACCAACGAATGGAGAGAGTCATGGAACGAGAAGAAACAGGCGGCGCTGCGTTCCCGCAGTCCGGCTTTGGGCAATGGGCGCCACAGTGCGGCATGACACTGCGAGATTACTTCGCAGCAGGCTTCGCAGCGGCTCAGGCGACCACTACAAGCGCCGACACGGGCTTCATCAACGCTGGCTACGTCGATCCCCGTGACGGTGTTTCGGTGGCCGAGAAGATTGCCCGCAGCTCTTACGAATTGGCCGACGCCATGCTCGCCGCCCGTTCCGCCTAACCCCAAACACTGGAGGTCGCCATGAGCGATATCAAACCGATTCACGCAAATAGCCGTGACGGCGGCGATGCCTATCGCATGCTGAACCTGATCCACGTTATGGCGGGGATGCTGGCAAACGAACCAAAGAAGCACTTCACCCTGGCTCGCACGAACAGTGACCCACAGTACGGACCGATTATCACCGTCTGGACGAATGGAATCATCGACGTAGAAGCGCGGACTTGGCGCGATCAGGAGCCGGCTTACCACGAATACTCAATGACGCGAGTAGTCACCCAGCCCACCGAATAACGCCATCCTGGAGGCGACCATGCACCCTGACATTCAAATGCGCCGCGACATCGTCGACGGCCTGCATCAGCGTTCCCGTCTCGCCACCATTGAGCTGTACCGGCTGATCGGCCGACCTGAGCCAGCGGCCTCCTTCCGGATGGTGGTAAAGCCTGCCGGGCGTGACTTCTTCCATGTGGTGGATAGCCTGACCGGAAAGGTCATGGGTTTCCGCCGCGATCACAACGAAGCCTGCGCCCTCGCCCGGCGCCTGGAGACTCACCATGCCAACCAGCTACGCGGATAGCGCCCAGGCCAGGGAATCCGACAGGCGCTGGGACTTGCCCAACTTTGGCAAGAAGCAGCACGTCGACCTGTTCCACGAGTACACGGCTGACGTCGTCGCTGAGCGCGAGGCTCGGCGCCTCAAAGAGCGCGCCAGCCTCAAGCTGCGCATAGGTGCCGTTATGGCTCAAATGGAGCTTATCTGCCCGCCAGTAGGAGGTGCCGAATGAACGTCGCACAGCGAGATCATAAGAACGCTGTGAGCTGGATCGAGGGCGAGATCGAAAACATGATCCGCGACCTGGGCAAGCCGAATGCCAGCTCAGCTGCTACATCGTGCGTCACCCTGGCCTTCATGCTGCGCGTTATCGACGACAGCGAACATCGCTACTTCCGGGCGCGCATCGACAAGATCTACGCCAACTACAACGCCTCTATCGTTTCCGCTGCTTAACGGCGCCACCCCACGACAACACTTTCAATGCTGCGCCAAGCGCGGCGAGGAATCGTCATGTCCACAAATCCTAAAAAAGCACCTGCACAAGAATCGCTCGAAATGAGCGAAGCCGAAGAAGCGAAAAAGGCTGTATCCCCTGCCGTGGCGGTGACCGACATCGCTGAATATCGGCCACACGAAGAACAAATCGTTCGCTTGGAAACAACCTACGCGAAGCTGGTCGTTGACTGCTCGACGAGCGAAGGCTTGGCAAATGCGAAGGAAGTCCGCGTCGATATCCGAGACGTGCGCTATGCGCTGGCAAACACCACCAAGACCGCGCTGGTGCCATATCAGCAGAAGGTGAAAGAAGCACAGGCTCGCGTCAACCAAGTTAAGGAGTTCGGTGAAGCGCTGAAAGCTCGCGTCCTAGTGCTTGAAGAGCCAATCGATGAAGCCATCAAGGCCGAAGAGAAACGCGTCGCCGACGCTAAGGCCGAGAAAGAGCGTGTCGAGGCTGAGCGTGTCGAAGCCATCCGGGCGAAGATTACCCGCTTCAGCTCTGTCGCTGCCGCATACGCAAGTCGCAGCGCTGCGGACGTCGCCGGAATTCTGCAAGGCGTTAAGGAGTCGGTCATCCTGCCCGAAGAATATGGCGAATTTGAAGGCGAAGGCACCATCGCTCGCGACAACGCAATTGAGCAGTTGGAAGCGCTACACAAGGCTGCCATTGACCGAGAAGAAGCGGCTGCCAAGCTGCTGGCCCAGCAGAATGAGCTGGATGAACTGCGCGAGAAGCAACGCCTCGCCGACGCAGAGGCTGAAGAGCTGCGTAAGCAGCGCGCCGAGGAGGACCGTCTGCGCTTGAAGAAGCAGCAGGACGAGCTGGACCAGCAGCGCCGCGACATGGAAGCACAGCAACGCCAGCAGCGTGAACAGCAGGAAGAGCAACAGCGCCAGCAGCGAGAACGTGACGCCCAGTATCAGCGAGATCAGGAAGAGCTGGCCCGTCTGCGCGCCCAAGCTGCCGCGCCGGCCCTAGTTATTGCTGCGGCTCCTGCCTCGATCGAAGCGAATGCCGAGGTCGCACCAGTCAGCTCACAGGCGACCAGCGCTGAACAGGACGATTTGACTACGCCCGCGCCGGCAGTTGACGACATTGTCGAGGTTGTAGCGCTGGGTTTTGACGTCGACCTTGAAACTGCTCGCGCCTGGCTTCGCGCCATCCGCTTCTAACCACCCTTTCCATCTCACAGCCAGCAAATCTCATGCTGGCTACGGAGGGCGCTATGACCGATACAGACACCCAATCACCAACCGGCCTCGCCACCTACCATGACCCATCGCACAACGCGGCAGCACTCATCCTCGACCCAGGAACCATGCGGTCGATGAGTGACCTTGCAATGATGATGTCGAAGGGAGTGACCACCGTCCCGAAACATCTCAAGGGTAACCAGGCCGACTGCATGGCGGTGGTGCTTCAAGCGATGCAGTGGCAGATGAACCCCTTCGCCGTGGCGCAGAAGACCTTCATCGTCAACGGTGGCGCGTTGAGCTATGAGGCGCAGCTCGTTAACGCAGTAATCATCGCCAAGGCGCCAGTCAAGAGTCGTCTTAACTTCGAATGGTTTGGCCCCTGGGAAAACGTCATCGGGAAGATGCGTGAAGTCACCAGCAAGACCAAAAAGGACGAGGATACCGGAGAGTTTAAAAAATACCGCGTCCCGGCCTGGAGCTTTGACGACGAAAAAGGGATCGGCGTTAAGGTTTGGGCGACCTTCCGGGGTGAAGACGAACCACGCACCCTTGAGCTTTTGCTGACCCAGGTCCGTACTCGCAACTCTACGCTTTGGGCGGAAGACCCAAAACAGCAAATCGCCTACCTGGTTACCAAGAAATGGGCGCGCCTCTTCTGCCCTGACGTAATCCTTGGCATTTACACCCCCGACGAATTTGAAGATTCGTATGGTGGCGAGATCGACATCACTCCCGCCCAACAGACCGCAAACACCGCAGCAGCGGCCGGTGTGTCATTTGGCCCGAAATCCCCCTCGCCAGAAATCGACGGAGTATTCGCGGATCTGCTGTCCGTTGCAAAGCGCCAGGACATCGACGCCTACGCAGCAGCCTGGGCAGGCCTCAAGCCGAAGCAGCGCGCAGCAATCGGCCTGGAGTGCCATGAAGCACTCAAGAGCATGGCGGCAACCGTCGACGCTGACTTCACAGACATGACCAGCACCAACAGCGGCCAGCCCCACACAGAGGAGGCTGCGTAGTGAGAACTGAGCTTCAGGGCACAGAGAAGTGGCATGCAGATCGATCTGGCCGCGTGACCGCCAGCCGCTTCAAAGATGTGATGGCCTGGGGGAAACCTGACAAAAATGGCAAGCGCGAGCCAATGGGTGCCCGCACGTCGTACATGCGGGAGTTGTGCTTTGAGCGCCTTGCCAAGAAGTCCAAGCACAACGTCAGTAGCGCGTCGATTAAGTGGGGTCACACCGAGGAGCAAAAGGCCCAAGACGCTTACGAAATGCTGACCGGCAACATCGTCCTCCCCTCCGAATTCATCGTTCACCCCAAGTACGACTGGCTCGGCTGCTCGCCGGACGGCCTGATAAATGATGACGGGGGCACCGAATCGAAGTGCCCATTCAACGAAGCAATACATATCAGGACTTGGCTGGAAGGAATGCCCGAAGAACACATGCCGCAAGTCCAGGGCTGCATGTTCGTTACCGGCCGCAAATGGTGGGACTTTATTTCGTTCGACTCGCGTCAGGATGAGGACTGTCAGCTCTACATCGAGACGATTTACCGCGACGAAGCCTACATCGCCAACCTGCACAGAGAACTGGTCCAGTTCAACCTGGAGCTGAATCGCATGGTTGATGAGGTAGCGGACAAAGCTCGGGCGCAAGCCCATCGTTTAGGAGCCTGATCATGATCAGCAACCTGAAATCAGTCATCGAGTTTCGGCGCGAGAAAGCGCTGGAGCTTTCCAGTCAAGTCCGGCGGCACCTGGCCGCCGGCGGCAAACTCACCATCGGCGATAGTCCGCCGATGAATCCAGACCCGGCGAAGCGTTCGGAATTCATCGACCCGACAACCATCCTCAAGCGCCGCAAGCCGCTCATCACCCGGGCCGAGCGTGAAGCGCTGCGCAAACTCGCGGAGGCTTTATGAGCAAGCGCAAACCCCACAACCTCAAAGCCCGCATTGACCGGTCCTGCCGGTCGCTGCTGGCCGCCAACCACGTCGCAGTGGTCAACATCGACCCCAGCGGCCGCCAGGGCATGATCAATTACAAGTCGCTCAAGAGCATCGCACCGGGGAAGATTGGCCAGGCCGTCTGCGGCATTCCCCACCGGTGGACGATCTACCTCAGCGCGCTTTGCATCGACGCCCGCGGTGACCACTACAGCAAGTCAGTGGAGGTGGCGCCCGATGGTGTTTACCTCTCCGACCACCTGGAAGACGTTATCGAGCATTGCTACAAGAAACTGCGGGACGAGGCCAATCAAAGCCAGATGGTGGCTTCGGGCTGGATCGCCATACCTGAAGCGATATCGCTGGACGAGGCGCACGCCGCGCGGATCTTCGAGGCCGTCGGCGCGTGGCGACAGTTAAAGGTCGACTCATGCGCCGCATAGCCCGCAGCCAGCAACGCAAACGTCAAACCTGGCTCGCACTGCCGGCCAGCGGAATAGAAGAGGTTGGCCATGGCTGTGAGCCAGGAAGAACGAACGGCCAAGGTTGCCGAGAAGCGGCAGGAACTGGGCGAGCAGGAATTGCGGCACACGGTGCCATACGGCGCCCGGAAGATGCTCGACGAGCTGATGCGCTGGCATGAGGTCGAGGAAGTCAGCGAGGCGGTGCAACTGCTGGTGCTGAATGGTCGGGCCGAAGATCTGCCGCCGGCGCCGCCGAAAGCAAAAGGACCGTCCGACATCATCCGCCACTACTTCCGCCAGGGAATGCGTGACCGGCTGGCGGCAACCACCGCCGAACTGGGCGAGACGAAGGACCGGGCGACCATCTGGCGACTGATCGCTCATGCGCACTCGCTGGGCGCAGAGAAGTCCGCCCCGCTATTCAAAATTAAGCGCCACGATTACGAGATATCAGAAACAGTGGCGCGCAAATTACGGCAAGCAGGCTTTGCCGAATCACTGCAGATGAACGCCGAAGACGACGGCGACGAATAACCCACCCTACTCGCTGCATCCGGTAACCGGAGGGCGGCGCCTGACTGGAGATAATCCATGAGCACTATCCCGCCGCGCCCGAAGGCCGACAAGGCAATGATTCTCGCAGCTTGTACCGTTGTGGCTGAGAAGCTCAACGCGGATGCCGAAACGATGGCTCAGCACTATCGCCGAGGCATGGATGGCTTCGACTTGGCAAAAGAGCTTGATAAGTACGCGTACTGGGACACTACGCGGGATGACATGGAAGCGCTGGACGAGGTCGACTATCTCGTAGATAGGGCCGAAGACCTGGCGGTTAAAGCGTGGGCTGAAGAGTTCAATCCAGAACCGCCGCTGCCTATTGGCACCAGGGTCAAACAGGGCGTGATCACGCGGATCTACGAGCACGCCCCGGCCACGTACTGCGTCAAAGAAGACGGCTGCACGAACGACACCCGCAGCCTGCTTATCAAATTCGAAGACGCTGTAGCCGCCTGATCCGGATCCATGCCGGTCACCCGTAATACCCCATATCAACGAATCACGCCAGCCGGCGAGGTTGTCGGCTGCACGGAGGATAAATGAATGAGCTGGCTCTTTTCGCAGGCTCTGGTGGCGGAATACTCGGCGGCCACCTGCTCGGGTGGCGCACCGTCTGCGCCGTTGAGCGTGATGCCTACTCCGCACAAGTTCTGGCGCAACGACAAAACGATGGAGCCCTCGCAACTTTCCCGATTTGGTCTGACGTGTGCAGTTTTGACGGAAGACCATGGCGCGGCCTTGTTGACGTGGTTTCTGGCGGATTCCCGTGTCAGGACATATCAGCTGCCGGGAATGGCGACGGCATTGATGGCGCCCGCTCAGGCCTCTGGCGTGAAATGGCGCGAATCGTCGGCGAGGTACGACCTCGATTCGTCTACGTGGAAAACTCACCTTTGCTTGTGGGAAGAGGACTTGCATTGGTCCTCGGTGACCTTGCCGAAATGGGGTATGACGCGCACTGGTGCATTGTTTCAGCATCCGACTGCGGAGCGCCCCATCAGCGTGACCGCATCTGGATTGTGGCAAACGATAGTGGCGGACGATGCCGTCAGCCGCCCGGCGGGGAAATGGAACAGTCGTGGAGAGCCGAAGCTGTCTGCGGAAGTCATGCTCTGGCCGACGCCAACGGTGCACGGCAACCACAACCAGCCGGGCAGCAGCAAGAATGCCGGGTGGGGCTTGAGCAGTGCGGTAAAACAGTGGCCAACGCCAACGGCAACTCTGGCAACGAAGGGTGGCAGAGTGACGCCGCGCAAGAGCCGGGAAGGCGGAACGCTAATCGAAGCTGTATCAGCCCGGTCCTGGCCGACGCCGTGCGCGAGCGCGAGCAAAGGATCGTCACCAGCGAGCCTGATACGCAAGTCCGGAAAGAGCCGTGTGAACGATCGGATCGACCACGCAGTGATGGCTTCCGACGGTGGCCAGTTGAACCCGGAATGGGTCGAGTGGCTGATGGGGTGGCCCATCGGGTGGACCGAATTAAAGCCCTTGGCAATGGACAAGTTCCGCGAGTGGCTGCAACAGCATTCCCCCTGCTCTCGATCGATAACGACTGACGCCGCATAACTCCCCCACTCCACCGCCCGGGCATGGCCCGGCAAGGACTCCCCGTGATCAATCTGTTCTGGCGCCTGGTCGCCAAGCTGCTTGCGCGCCCAGCGGTTGCCGCCTGGCTAATCGCCCGCGCACAGCGCACCCCGTACCTGCACATCATGTCGGCCGACGGCCAAACGATGTACATGGGCCGCTGGTGGCTGTTCAACCCCTACTCCCGCGAAACGCACAAGCCGGCGCTGTGGTGGTTCCCGTGGTCGTTCCGCGTGCACCACATCATGCGGCCCGACGAAGACCGGGACCTGCATGATCACCCGTGGAACGCCCGCACGATCATCCTGCGCGGCGTCTATACCGAGGAACGATTGGAGCCGGCGGACACCGTCGACATGCTGAAACAGGGCCCTCTTCTGTGGCTTGAGGAGGTGGACGACCTCTTCAGGGTGTCGATGAGGACTCGAAGCCCGGGCGACACCGCCCGCCTCATGCACGGCGAGTACCACCGCATCGATCAAGTCTCGCCCAGCGGCGTCTACACCCTTTTCATTACCAGCAAGTGGCGTGGTGACTGGGGATTTCTGGTCAACGGCGTGAAGGTGCCGTGGCGCACTTACACCGGCACCGATAACTAACTGGAGGCTTTATGAGCCAAGTACTGCGATACACCCCAAGCTTGAAGCCTGGGCTGATGATTGAGGATGCCGAAGGGAAATGGGCGAAGTATGAGGTATTGGCCCAGGTAGTAGCCGAGCGTGAAGCAGCACTAGAAACACTCAACCGCTGGCACGCACTCAATCTGGAGCGAGAAGAGCGGGAAGACACCCTGCGCGCCTGGGCTGAGGTTGAAGACGCATACAAAGCCCTGGAGGATATGGTGGCGCTGACAGCTAAAGCAGTCGGCGATGACACTGGGCTGATGTGGCAGAAAATCCAGTTTGCATTCCTGCGGGATATCCCAGCACTGCGCACCCAGTTGGCCGAGCGGGATGCACAGCTCGCAGCAGCTGCGAAACCCGTGAAGCTTCCTGAGCGCAAGTCCGCCGTAGATACGTTTTCCACTTACGGACTGGGTGAGTGTGCAGGCTGGAACAAGTGCCTGGATGCTCTTGGCGCCGCATTTGGGGGCGAATGAGCATGGCTATCTACAGCAGAGAAATTCAGTCGATGGCGTGCGAGGCTCTATCGGCTATGACTATCGAAAAGCCCGGAACTGTCGAGCAGGTCATATACATGGGCCTAAAGGATACTGCCGTTCTTTCCGTAACTGCAAAACAAACTGGCCCAACAATCCGGTTTCACTGGCGCCATGATGGTGACCGAATATCGAAGCGTGAGGCGGTTAGATTCATGCGCCACCACGAATGCATTGTGGCCGCCCTATCCACCACCGCAAAGCCGGATGCCTGCGATCACGATTGGGTCGACGCACGAAACCAATACGTAAAAAGCGGCGAACTCTGCGTTAAGTGCGGCGCCATCCGATCTGGAAACCAAACAACTGATGGCGCAAAGCCGGAGGCTGATCATGAGTGAGGTTAATCGGTACTACATCGGAGTTTTTGGCGGAGAGGCTCAGGCGAGAGTGTGTTTGGCCGGCCTTAAGGGAATGATCCGAGACGGCGAAGGAAAGCATTTCACCTTGGCCGAAGACTTCGACCGCGTAACCGCCGAGCGTGACGCGGCGCTTGAAGAAGTCATTTTGCTAAAGAAGGGAGGCCAACTGCTGGTATCGGATCGAAATGAACTGCAACAGCGCTTGACCGCAGCGGATGAACTGGCAGATTTACTGCTGGGGTTGTTGCGTGAAGCGCGCCAGCATCATGGCGTGATGCTGATGAGCGACCCGCCACAGGATGCCTGGAAGCACCACCGCATGAATGAGCGTATCGACGCTGCGCTGAACGCCAACTCCCGATAGGAGTACATCCGTACTCTTTCGCAAAACCTGTACCCCCTCCCCCTTCAAAGTCAGCCGCTATAGCGGCAAGGACGAGTGTGCCCGTGAGCATCATCGACGACGTAATGACCGACAAGATCACCCTGCACGGCCTGGGCTTTGTGCAGATCCAGTTGGAAGGCAAACAGCGCATGCACGTCTGGCACCCTGAGCTGCCGCGCCGGGCGTGCTTTGAGCACTCGGCCATCCACAATCACCGCTTTGATTTTGACTCCCTGGTAATCGTGGGCACGCAGATCAACGTTGAATTTGCCGAGTTACCGCCCGCGGCCGCCTGTTTCAAGCAGGCTACGCATGAGCTGTACATCCATGAAGGCGCCCGCAGCGCCAGGGGCGGCCGGCCATGGGTGCGCAATGGAACTGTAGAGATGCTGCAAACCAGTCGACAGGCCATTGCTGCCGGGTCGATGTATCGCATGCGGGCCTACGACTTTCACCAAACAGAGCCAGGTGGTGACGGAAAGGTAGCGACGATCCTGAAAAAGGGCTGGGAGGGCCAGCAAGGCGCGCAGTCGAGCTGCGTGATCGGTATTGAGCCCGATGGCGACTTCGACCGTTACCAGTGGTCACCAGCCCAACTCTGGGAAATTGTCGCAGATGTGATGCTCGGCCAGCGGGTGACGCCATGATCGCCACCCTCTGGTTCGCCTACGTCTTCATCTACAAGGGGCCAAGGCCATGAACGCACAAGTCCTCGACCCTTGCAGTGCCAGCCGCATGATGTGGTTCGACAAGGGCGATCAGCGCGCCCTGTTCGGTGACATCCGCGATGAAGAGCATGTGCTGTGTGATGGCCGGGTGCTGAAGGATGGTGGCGAGCATGGTCGGCGATTCGCGTACACCGATAAATCCCTGGCGCTGCGCTCGTACAAGCAGCGCAAGTCCTGGCAGATGCGCCATGCCGAACTTGCGCTTGAGCGCGCTAAGGCTGCCATAGGCTATTTCGGTGATGCAAGGATCGAAAACACCGTACCGCCTGATGTATTGGTGGTTCCGTGCGAATACATCAAGGACATGAACTGGAGCGAATGTTGATGACTGACTACACAGAATTGAAGCGGTTGGCCGAGGCCGCCAAGAACGACTGCGGCGACTACGTTGCACTGAATGATTACGGGATGGCGGTACCGCCAGCCGTCGTGCTTGAACTTATCGCCGACCTGGAGCGCAACCAGCGCATGCTCCTTGCCGCCTGCATGGACATGGGTGCGATTGGGAATGCCCTCGACGCCGACATGAACGCCGACGGAGATGAGCTGCTGGGCATGGTTGTTGAACTGAAAGCTGAGCGAGACAGCCTGCGCGAAGACCGGGACGGCTTGCTCGAAGCAGGAGCACACCTACTATGATCGCCACCCGCTGGTTCGCCTACGTCTTCATCTACAAGGCGGGCAGGTCATGAGAAAGGTGAGCCGCTTCATCGACGACCCCGCGGCTAGGTTCGGCTTCCGCTCTGTACCAGCCACCTATGAGGACGCCGAGAAAATCACCGGCTTTCGCCTGGATCGGCGCATCAACTACCTGATCACTCAGAAAGGAGAGGTTGAGCAGGAAAGCTGGTGCACCTTGGATTGCTCTGGGTGCAGCTGCGGGTGCGAAGGCGGCTGCAGCTGTGGCCCATCCGCGGGATGCAGCGAATGTGGCTACACCGGCAAGAGCCGACATTACTTCAGCTTTCCGCCCTCCCCTCCAGAAAGCAAAAACTCCTAACCCCAATCCCCCTACATGCCTGCCGGTGAGCGGCGGGCGAGGTATTCCTGCATGTTCGAAATAATCAAAGCCTGGTTTTCCCGCAATGTTTTCAGGGTCAACCCATGGCAAGACAAGTTAGTGATCCTCAACTTCATCGACCTCTACTACAAGGGCCAGCGTGACAGCATATTCGGCATCGCCATCGACTCCGGCGACAACGGCGACTACCCAGGAAACAAGCTGATCATCCATGTCTGGAAGTATTCAGCCTGGATCAAAATTCCCAACATCATCAAGCCTTGGGCGCAGAAGCACACATTCACTACATTGAGCCCGGAAGCTACAGCGCGACGGCTTGAACAGTTCGGGCATCTCGACTACTTCGAGTATCACGCTCGCAAGTATGGGTTCCGCCTGCAAACCCGAGGAATCCACACGAATTTCGGGCCTAGCACAATGGACTCGCAATCCGAAAAGTCTCGGTACTTCTCATTCCCTTGGCGCGAATTCGATCTGGTCCTGAATGCGCTGTGTGACGCAAGCGGCGTTGAGCATATCGAGAAGAGCAAAGGTGTTCGCCTTGACTACAAGGAAGCTCAGGCCATCAAAGACACAATGCCCCGCTATGTGTTTTTGCTTAAGGACTATGACGGCCAGGAAATACGAGCCTATTGCCATATCGAGAAGCGCGTGTACCGCATCGGTACCGGCTGGGTGAAAAAGTACTTCAGTGCACTGCGCCCTACACGAACTTTCGTTGAGCTGGATATCGCCTTTGATGGCGAGACCGGCCCCGAGAAAGGTTCGTGGAAAGGCGGAACGATTGGCACGGGCAGCCGCGCGGAGAAAGGCGACAAGCACGACGCCCAGTACCTGATTGAGAAGTACTGCGCCGGAACGCATCGCGCCAAAGGCTCCCACTACCAGATGACCTTTATCCGTCGCGAGCCTGATGCTCCATACACCAACGAGACTTACCGGAAGGCTTCGGCTGAACGCCGCGGCGAAGCTTACGTGCCGATCGCATAACTCTCCCCCACCTTCTGCCGCCCAGCGCGGCAAGGACACCACATGTTCGCAATCAAACTCACCCTGATCCTGCTGGGCGCTTTGCTGTACCTGGTCGGCAGCGGCTGCTGGTTCTTCTGGATCGCCCCGCGCCTTCTGGCGGACGGCGAAACGGCCGACATCCTCTACGCCTTCGCCGGCACCTGCGGCTGGCTGCTGATCAGCTTTGGCCTGACAATCCACATCATCAAGACAGCGCGACCCACGGTGGGCGGGAGGTAGGTATGGGCGCGCAACAACTGATACCGCGGTTCATTCGAGCAAAGGAAGCGCCTGGGTACCTGGGCATGTGCCGTGCAATTTTCGACGAGACCGTCAGGCCCTTCGTCAGCGAGTTCCCCATCGGCGGGCGCGGCGTTGGCTTTGATCGACAGGAGCTGGACGACTGGGCCACGGCGTACGTCGAGGCAAAGGCGATTGATAAAAAAGGCGCAACGGAGCAACAATCGCCCCGCAGCGAGCGCCAGAAAGGAGATAAATCATGGCGCGAAAATCGATCACAGGCCTCTCCCAAAGGAAAGGTATCTGGCATATCGACAAGAAAATCAACGGAGAACGACTTTACGAAAGCACTGGAACTGGTGACCGGGAAGAAGCGGAGCGCTACCTGATCTTCAGGTTGGAGCAGATCCGGCAGCAGAAGGTGTACGGTGTGAAGCAGGTCAGGACCTGGCGGGAGGCGGCGACTCGCTTCCTGCTGGAGTTCAAGGATCAGCCTTCAATCAAGCTTTCGGCCCATCACCTTTCTCAGCTCGACCCGTTCATTGGCGAAATGCCGCTGACCCACATTGATGACCAGGCCTTGGTGCCATTCATCAAAGACAGGTTGGCGACCAAGAAGCTGGAAGGTGGGAAAGTAAGGAAGGGAGTCAGCAACAGAACGGTGAATATCTCGATCGAGCGCGTGGTGCGGGTTTTGTCGTTGTGTGCCAGGAAGTGGCGAGACGATGAGCGCAGGCTGTGGCTGGATAGCGTGCCGATGCTCACAAAGCTGGAAGAGAAGAAGTCGAGCCGCAAGCCGTACCCGATGTCATGGCCGGAGCAGTCGATTCTTTTCGGAGAGTTGCCGGCTCACCTGCAAACGATGGCGCTGTTCAAGGTGAACACCGGCACACGGGAGCAGGAGGTCTGCAAGCTGAGATGGGATTGGGAGATTGCGGTACCGGAACTGGGCACCAGCGTATTTCTGATACCCGCCGACTTTGGCGGTCGGCATGAGCGCTCAGGCGTGAAGAACGGTGACGAGCGGCTGGTGGTGCTGAACAGTGTGGCCAGGTCGATCATCGAGAAGCAGCGCGGCATCAGCAAGGAATGGGTTTTCCCATACAACGGCACCGCGATGCACCGCATGAACGACTCGGCCTGGAAGAAGGCTCGGGTGAGAGCGGCGAAACTCTGGCAGGAGGAAAACCTTCGCCCCGCTCACCCTGGGTATGCATCCATCAGGATCCATGACCTTAAACACACGTTTGGCCGTCGGCTGCGCGCCGCAGGCGTAACCGAGGAAGACCGTAAGGCCCTTTTGGGGCACAAGAACGGCAGCATCACCAGTCACTACTCGGGCGCTGAGCTCGGTCATCTGATTGAAGCTGCGAACATGGTATCAGCAACCGATTCTCGCGGACCGATACTGACAATCTTGAAGAGGAAGCAGGCGTGA